GATTTAGGTGATTTAGGTGATTTATTTGTATTCCACATCCTTCCAACTTCCCTCATCAAATCCTGACGAGACATATTAGGATTATTTATTTTAACAATAGGTAAAGTCTCCTTAATAAACTTGTTATACAGTGTCGGTTCCCTCTTCTTCTTCTCTTCACCTCCATCACCCCCCTTTGAATAAACCTTCATCCTCGTCTTCTTCTCCCCCTTTGAATTTTCACGAATCTCCTTGAATACTTCAGTTAGCATCTTTCCCAACTCACTCCTTGTATACTCCTTCTCTTCATCAATTTGTTTCCTCCATTTCTCTATTATACTAATTGTCATTAAATATATATATTATACTGTTATTTAAAAATATTTAAAATAGATAGTCTGAAAAAGAAAAATAAAACCACACTACCCAATCATCTTTTCAAATTCTCCCATATCTAATATTTTAATACCTAATTCATTTGCTTTATCTATTTTACTTGATTTGTCAGTTTTATTTTTAACAACTAAATAATCGGTTGTTTTAGAAATCGCAGTAACAACTTTACCACCACTATCAGTTATTAATTTTTCCCAATCTTTATTTCTAAATCCTGTGAAAATAATTTTTTTATCTTTTAATATTTCTACTTTATTTTCATCCTTTATATCCCCTTTTATATTTACTCTATTACATTTATATCCAATTTTATCTAAAAATTCATAAAACTTTTTAATATTTTCAACAAATTGTTTAGCATTTACATTACCTATACCATCTATTTTAAGCAAATCATCAATAGTTAATTTTAATATTTCTGCTTTTTTATTTAAAGGATATTTTTCACTAACTAATTTAATTTTTTTAAGAGCGAACCCTCTTCCTAATATATTAGAAGCATCTAATAAAATATCACAATCACTATCTTTTATTTTTGTGAAATTATCTACAATTTTTATAGCACTTTTTTCTTGAAAACCATCTAATTGTTTTAGTTCTTCAACTTTAATTTTCAATATTTTTTCCAATGTATCAAAACCATTTTCATATAACCTTTTAATAGTGCTTTCCTTAACAGAACCCACATCTAATTTAGCCATAAAATATGTATAAGATTTAATATCTTGCTCTTTATTTTTACCATCTTCGTCTAATATGATATCAATTTGTGTATCATTCCATTTATATTTTAATTCAGGCATTTTAGGTTTTCCATTAGAACTAACACTCAAAACCTTTAAAATATGAGGAATAACATCACCACTTCTAATTATAACAATTCTAGAACCAGGTCCAATAATATTATCATTAATAAATTTACCATTAAAACCAGTTGCTTTTTGTATTTTAACACCAGAAATAACAACCTCATTAAATTTTATAATAGGTTTCATATATTTGTGCATAGACACATTCCATTCAACATCACTAACAATAACCTCGGCTTGCTCATGTGTTAATATACTTTTAAATGCAAAAGCATATTTAGGATTTTTACCATTAACAAGTTTATGTTGTTTATTATTATAAATAACTATACCATCAACTTCATATTCACTATCCATTCTTCTAGATTCTAACTGTTTAGATAATGATTGTAAGTTAATGTCACTTTCTTCTAATAATTTATAATAAGCACATTTAATATTATTTTTAGTAAAATAATTAAAACTATCTTCAATTTTCATTTCTGGATACATAATATCATAAGCTAAAAATTCAATATGACCAAGTATAGTTTTATTTAAAATTTTAGAATGAATAGCACCCGCTACAACATTTCTAGCATTACTACCCGAGTCTTTTATTTTTTCCCAATTACTTCTAGAAATAATTAACTCGCCTCTAATGGCAAATTTAGTTTCAGTAACATTTGGAAAAGTAATATAATTTCTTAAATGAGAAATATCCTGACCTTCTTTACCATTTCCTCTAGTATAAATTTTAATATCATTATCATTTTTATAAAACAAACAACTAATACCATCTAATTTATCAGATACAATTGCAGAACTATTATATTTTTTTTTCCAATTATTAATTGCTTTTTCGTCATCTTTAATTTTATCAAGTGAACCCATCCAATATGGTAATTTAACTTTACTTTCTTCATCTGCGCCAACCCTTTTAAAATAAGCATTTTTTGGATCTAATTTTTTTAAATAATTTTTAACTAAATCATACATATCATCATTTAATATTGTTTTATTTGTATTAAAAAAAGCTTTATCGCAATCTTCTAAGAATGTTATAATTTCTTTTTTGTTTTTAGTTTTCAAATAATTAATAGGATCTCTTAATAAGTATTGTATATCCATTATTTTTTAGTTATAAATATATATATCATTTTTTTTATATATTTAAGTGTGAAGTAAGTAATTATGAAAATTTGTGACAAAATACATTCAAATTCGAGACCTCATATTGACTTATCATCAAATTATGATACATATGAATGAAATCCATTTAAAAAAAAAACAGTAAACTAAAAAAAAGAGAATAAAAAAAATAAATCAATTAATATTAAGTACATTTTTATTTTTGATAATATATATATATTTTTATAAATATTGATAATACTATTTAAAGATTTTTTAATTTATTAATATTATTATCATTAATTGAAATAATAGATTTTAATTTTGTTTTATACGAGTAACATATATTAAGTAATTCTTTTACTTCATTATTATCAAACATTTTAAAAAGTATAAAAAAATTTTTTTTGTGTTTTTATTATAATATATTTTTTTTGTTTTTTTTCTATTTTTTATTTTTTTAATCTAAATCTAGATTTAACTTTTTAATAATTATATTTGCATCTTTTTCCAATTGTTCGTAATCGTTTTCATCCCAAAATTCCATGTTACGATTATTGCAATCAGAACAGATTCTTACATTTTTAAGACAGAGATTGCGCGATTTGTATGGATAGTAAATGCATTTATAATTTTTAATATTACCAGAATATGGTTTAAATGAATAATATAACTCTGATTCTGGTGTTTTAGAATTACATGGACCAGGACAGAAGTTAATATTAGAAGCATCAATATAAATATTCATATCTAAGATTTTCCACTGATTTTTGTTTGCTACTTAAATTTGTAATAACGAAATGTAGGACTTTTTTGGACGATGAGTTGCAACAGGCAACTAACTTGATGACAATGCGTAATAAATAGATTAAATTAAGAATTCATTTTTTTTTCAAATCAAGATTTTTCAATCCATTTTTCAATCCATTTTTCAATCCATTTTTCAATCCATTTTTCAATCCATTTTTCAATCCATTTTTCAATCCAAATTTAAAAATGGATTGAAAAATCTTGATTTGAAAAAAAAATGATTCTTGCTACTAAAATTCAGTATTATCAACTATCAGCAACAGACAACAAGCGGAACACAAACCAAACAGTCTAAATGGCCGCAACTCAGACTCAGAAGATCATCGACGAGTTTACCACTCTTGTGGATACTGAGAAGGAGTATACTCGTGCTGAACTTGGTAAGATGCTTACTGAGGTGTATCATCAGATTACTTCGGACAAACCGAAGAAGACTGAAGATAAACCTAAGAAAAAGAAGTCAAAAAAGGAGAAGAACTCTGATGAGGAAGTCGAACCCAAAAAGAAACGTGAACCAACTGCTTACAATCTCTTTGTAAAAGAGCAGATGAGTATTGTGAAGGAGGAATTTCCCGATTTGAATCGCCAGGATCTCATGAAGAAGGTAGGTGAGATATGGAAGGCACAAAAGGGAGAGGCGAAAGAGTAATAAAAAAATAGAAAAATAAAAAAATAGAAAAATAAAAAAATAGAAAAATAAAAAAAAAGGTAAAGTAACCTTTTTTTTATTCTGAAATTTGAAATTTGGATTGAAAATCTTGATTTCTCAAAAAAATTGATTCTTTTGTTGTAAGTTTGAACCGACCTAAAAAGCAGAGAACAAAGGAGAAAAAAAACAGATCTAACTCAACCAAATCAACTAGGTTTATTGAAATGTCTTATACGCAGAAGATTTTGGGAGAGTTTATTTCTCGCATTGACACAAATGAGAAATACACCCGCAATGAACTGGGAAAAATATTGACAAAAGTTTATCATGAAATCAAGAATCCGAAAAAACCGAAAAAACCGAAAAGAAAAACACCATTTGACTTTTTTATACAACAAAATAAAGAAAAAATAAAAGAAATATATCCCAATCTATCTGAAGAAGATATTTTGAGACTACTAAAAAGTAGGTGGAATACAAAACTCGAAGAAGAAAAAATGAAAAAAATAGAAGAAGAAAAAAGGAAAAAAAAAGAAAAGGCAGCAAAACTAAATAGAATTTTCATAGAACACAATTTAAAAGAAAAATTGAAAAAAATGATAACACTTGCATCGCATCCATCAACACCTGATGCAGAGGCATTTCACTCAAAAAGAAGAGCAGAAAAATTAATGCAAATAGAGAATCTTAAAATAGAAGATATCTTGGGTAAAAGAGAGAAAGAAATCTTAGATAACTACAAAAAGAGATGGGGAAGATAATAAATAAAAATTTATATATTATATACAACCATATATGCATCTGTATTTTTTTTAAAAAATTTTGTATTATCTTCATTGTATATTCTAATATTTAGATCATCATATAATATATATTTATTATCTGATTCGTCTTTACATATTGCATAATAATGACCGCCGTCTAAATTTCCAATATGCATACCAATAGAAGAGAAATTATAAGAAGCTTCTAAATTATTATCAGATAAAATGCATCCTTTTTTAATATTAATTTTATTATTAATATCAATTGGTTTAACATTTTTTTTATTTATATTAACATATCTTTTAATTAAAAATATTAGTACATTTGGTAATTTCCATAATTTATGACTTTCAGTATAGAAACAACATTCATTACATTTTTCACATTTCCATTCATTTTTATTTACAGATGATTTTAAATAATTGCGTAATAATGTTGTTAATGTAATAGAATCATTATTATTATCAGGTAAATCTAATTGTATAGCATTGAAAGGTTCAAAATTATATATAATATTATTACATTTATTACATTGAATAGTATTTAATATTACACCTTGGGTATTTCTTAACCAATTACTTGTTTTATTATCATTTAATGTACTAATAATATAATCTGCTTTATTATTTATACGTGGATTATTTAACGTCATATCATCATATTCTTTTAAATATGGTATTTTAGACACAGATTTAAAAATCTCACTTGCTATTTTATCATATAATATAAACCATAATTCTGTAATATCAATTTGTTCTCCATATTTAAAATTATTTAAAAAATTATATAAGGCATTAATAAATTTATTTGGACTAACAGAATTTTTATCTATATACAAAATTTTTAAAATTTCTTTTAATTCAATTGATAATGTATTTTCTGGAATATCTTCATTTAAAATTGATTCTCTTAAAAATTTATTTCTGCATATAATCTGAATTAAACTGTTTATAGCACAAGTAGAACCTAAATTTTTTAATCCTTGCATTATTACTATTTAATATTTTATAAATTTTATATATAAAATAAAAAAAATGATATATAGTTATGTTATAAATATTTATAACTTAATACCAATGGAGCATATTAATTATGATGAATTTCATGATACTATTTATGATGAGGAATTACATGATTATATAAATGGTAATATTATTGTAATGATGAAAATGCAAAATAATAGTATTAATAATAATAATGAAATTACAAAAAATATTATTATAGATTACTATTTACATTCAAAAAAAATTGAATCAACTAAAGAAAACTATAAAGTATATTCAGAAATTTATGATAAAATTTTATTTGAAAATAAAATAAAAATTACTAAAAAAAAAACAATTATTCCTTACCATAAAACAGAAGAATTTTTAAATGATAATAAGGAATATCAAGAAAATAAAGAATGGGAAGAAGAAAAAAAATTACATTATAATGCTTATTTTGGAAGATATAAAGATCTTATTTATATAATTGATTATTATAATAAAATTAGAGAAGAAGAAGAAAATAAAGTTTATGAATTTAATGAAGAATATGAAGAAGCAGAATTTAGTGATTATGAATCTGATTATGATTATAATGAAGAATTATTTAATGAGTATGAAGAAGAACTGTATGATGATGAAGAATATTATTATTAATTTATTTTAATTAAAAATATATTTTTTTATGTTCTCCATTTATGTCCGCATGTTATACATGTAAAGAATATAGTCATAGATTCATCACCTGATCTTGTTTGTAATTCTTGATATGATATCTTATTATTTTTACATTTACCACATTTAATAGAATCAGTCATAGAAACTTGTTTAATTTCATAAGCTTCTTTTAATTTACGATTATGTTTTTCAATAATACTAGTCCATTTTTCTGGAAATAATTCTTCTTTTGACATAAATGATAATTCATGTGGTAAAAATTTTTTTTCTTTTAATCTAATAATTAAATTATTATTACCTAAATACGAATTTTCTAACAAATTAGAGTATATAGCTCTTGCAATATTTATATAAGTATTTTGAAATGATAAATTACTCCATGATAATTGTATTTTATGTAATATAGCATAATCTAATGAAGCATTAAAAATACCTATTTCTAAATCATCAACTTCAATTTCGGTTAAAATATTACATTTTTTTTTTAATAATTTTTTAAAATTTTCTCTAATTTCATGATTGTTATATTCATTACTATTTGATGTCATAATTTATTATTAATATAATTATATTATATAAAATGTCAATTTTTTATATCAAAAAATCTAAAAATCTAAAAATATAAATACAGAAATAAAAAAAGGATATTTTTTCCTTTTTTTATTTTTTTTGTATTTTATATTTTACTCATTCTTTGTCTCTCCCTTTTGTGTCTTCCACATTTCACCAATCTTCCTCATCAAATCCTGACGATTTAGTTCGGGAAATTCTTCCTTCACAATACTCATCTGCTCTTTTACAAAGAGATTGTAAGCGGTTGGTTCGCGTTTCTTCTTGGGTTCTGCTTCCTCATCAGAATCCTTGTCCTTCTTTGACTTCTTTTTCTTAGGTTTATCATCATCTGTCTTCTTCGGTTTGTCCGCAGCAATCTGATGATACACCGCAGTAAGGATCTTACCCAGTTCACCACGAGTATATTCCTTCTCAGTATCCACATGAGTGGTGAATGCGTTGATAACCTTCTGGGTATGGGTAGTGGTCATTTAGACTGTTTGGTAGATTGGTTTGTGTTCTGCTTGTTGTCTGTTCCTGGTAGTTGGTGAAAGTAATTTTTACAACTAATAATCATTTTTTTTTCAAATGAGAATTTTTCAATCCAAATTTGAAAATAAAAAATAAAAAATATATAATATATAATTTTTTTATTTACATTCTAATATCTCTTTGCATAAGAATTAAATCAAAATCAGCACATTGATTAAAATGCATTTCACACTCACCTTCGCATTTAATAATAATTGGTTCTAGATTTTCATCAGTACATGCAAAATAATGATTAATATTATCATTTGAAAACATATAAATAAAATTTTTACATGGTAGACCTTTAATACCATCTGTATTATCCCCAAAAAATCCAGTAATTTTTTTTTTCGATTCATGAATATCATCATCTGAAACAGCAAGCCAATCTTTTCGTACTTTTTCCAAAAATTCTCTATCTCTATTACTCATAGATGTTTGAATCCAACGATGTCCTCGTCTATCAACTTGAATAGAATCCATATTCTCGAAATTAATGCCAGCAGTCATTTGTATTTAAAAACAAATATCATAAAATCATTTTTTTTTAATTTGGATAAAAAAATAAAAAAATTAAAAAAAATTATTTATAATATTCTAAATAGTTATTGACCTGAAATATTGGTCTTAATTAAAAAAACAAATCTCAATTATATGAAACGGATTAACATTGATTAGTATTTAGAAGACAATATGTCAAGAATCTTTTTAGATGAATCGCTAATACTATTTGATGCCGAAATAATATAATTAAGTGGAGTTTTTTGAAGAGTAGATTTTAAATAAAATCGAAATTTTTTTTTATATAAAAATAATTTAAGATCTAATATTAATGCACTGCAATGATAATAGATGATTATTTATTTTATACTAAAGAATATAAACAAAAATATGGAGAAAAAACAGTAGTATTAATGCAGGTAGGAAAATTTTTTGAATTATATTCAATAGATGATGATACTGATTCAGATATATATAAAATAGCAGATTTGTGTAATATATCAATATCAAAAAAAAATAAAAGTATTAAAAATGTAAATGAACATAATCCATTAATGGCAGGATTTCCATTATATGTTATTTCAAAATATCAAAATATACTATTACAAAATAATTATACAATAGTAATGATAGAACAAACATCCGAAGCACCACAACCAGTAAGACAATTGACAGAAATATTAAGTCCAGGAATGAATGTAAATGTAAATTCAAAAAAAAGTAATTATATGATGACAATATATTATGAAAAAATTAAAGACTTATTTGTAGTAGGAATAGCAGGAATAGATATATCAACCGGTTCATCATTTGTTTATGAAGTAGGTTCAACAAAAGATGATTTAGAATTTGCAAATAATGAAGTATTTCGTTTAATTATATCATATAATCCATGTGAATTAATATTTATATCAAATGATACTATAAATGAAGAAGATAAGAAAGAAATTATAAAGAATGCAAATATAAATGATAAAATGATACATTATATATGGAATTCGTATGAATATATTGAAGTAATGGAAAATATAAAATATCAAAAAACGATATTAACAAAGGTATATAATAATATAAAAAATCAATTATCAATAATAGAATCTTTAAATTTAGAATTATTAAATTTAGGAAGAACAGCATTTTGTTGTTTATTGCAATTTTCATATAATCATAATGCTGATATAACAAATAATATATTAAAACCAAATATTCTTGGTAATGATAAATTTTTAAATTTAGAATATGATAGTGCATTACAATTGAATTTAATTAGTTTAAATAATGAAAAATCATTAATAAATATTTTAAATCGTTGCAATACATCATTTGGATCGCGATTATTTAAAGAAAGATTATTACAACCAATAATAGATAAAAATATATTAAATGAGCGGTATAGTAATATTGAAAAGATGTTAGAAGAAACATTATTTAAAAAAATATCAAAATATTTAAATAAAATATTAGATTTAGAAAGAATAAAAAGAAAAATTATTATAAATAAATTACATCCACATGAATGGGGTGGATTCGATTCGTCATTAGAAAATGTATATGAAGTATTTAAATTATTAGAATTAAAAGAAGAAAGTGAATTAGTAAAAAAAATAATAGAATCATATAATATATTAAATTTAGATAATGCAAGTAAATATAATATAAATGAAATAAAAGGAAACATATTTAATAAGGGGGTTTATAAAGAAATAGACGAATTAGATAATGATTATAATAAAATATATGAAAAAATAAAATATGAATCAGAAAATATATCAAAATTGGGTTTAAATGATGATACATGTTGTAAAATAGAATATTCTGAAAAGGAGGGATATTATATATATATAACTAAAAAAAGATATGATACGGCTAAAAATATATCACCAACATTAATAAATAAATATAAAACAATTAGTTATTCTAAACAAAATTATTATAAATTAATATCAAAAGAATTAGAAAAAAACACATCAGAATTAGAAAATATATCGTTAAAAATATCAGAATTAACAATTAAATATTATAAAAATTTTATTAGAAATTTTATAGAATTAAATGAAACAAACTTAGAAAATATTATAAATAAAATTGCAAATATTGATATTTCATGTTGTAATGCTAGAAATGCTTATGAATTTAGATATTATCGTCCAAAAATAATTAATAATGAAAATGATTCTGGATCAATAAAAGGAAAAAATATTAGACATCCAATAATTGAAAGATTAAATACAAATGTTAAATATATAGGAAATGATATTGAATTATCAGAAAATGGAATTTTATTATATGGTATAAATGCGTCAGGCAAAAGTTCTTTAATGAAAACAATTGGATTAAATATAATAATGGCACAATCGGGAATGTATGTGCCATCATGTGAATTTTATTATAAACCATACCATCATATATTTACAAGAATTTCAGGTGCAGATAATATTTATAAAGGAATGAGTAGTTTTACAGTAGAAATGTCAGAATTACGAAATATATTACAAAGATGTGATAAATATAGTTTAGTATTGGGTGATGAAGTATGTAATGGTACAGAATCAGTATCAGGAATTTCTATAGTAGCGGCAGCAATAGATAAACTAATAAATAAATTATCTAGTTTTATATTTGCAACACATTTACACGAATTAGTAGATATTAATATAATTAAACATAATATAAAAAAAAATTTACTTAATATATTTCATTTACATATAACAATAAATAATGATGTTATTCATTATGAACGCAAGATAAAAGAAGGAAAAGGATCATCTATATATGGAATAGAAGTTTGCAAAGCATTAGATATGCCAAAAGATTTTATGCTAAATGCGGAAAAAATAAGAAAAGAAATACAGGGTTATGATAATTTTATTATTGGTTTAGATAAATCACATTATAATAAAAAAGTGTTAATTGATAAATGTAATATATGTGGAGAAAAAGTTGATGATATTCATCATATAAATTATCAATGTAATGCGGACTCTAATGGATATTTTAAAAATTATCATAAAAATATTGAACATAATTTAGTACCACTATGTAAAAAATGTCATCAAAAAGAACATCATAATGAAATATCAATAAAAGGATTTATAGAAACAAGTGAAGGTATAAAATTAAATGTAGAAACAAATGAAGAAAAAATCAATGAAAATAATAAACAAGAAAATTACAATAATATTAATATAGATAATAATTTAACAGTTGATAATATTGAAAATATAAAAAAATATATATTATATAGTAAAAAAAATGAATGGTTTTTAAGAAATACAAAAACAAGTAAATTTAAATTATGTGATTCTGAAAAAAAAATAATTGCTAAAATTAACAAACTAATTGATATAAAAATAGATATTATACCAACAAAATTATATGAATTATTACTAGATAATAATTTATAAAAAATTTTTTAATTTAGGAATTAAAATATACTTATTATATATATTGTTTAATTCTTTAAAAGTATTTTTTAATAATATTAGTACTTCTGACATACAATTATAATAGTCATTTTTATTAAATTTATTATTTATTATATAATTATAAATTTTATTAATTTCTTTTATATATTTGGTTATTATATAAACCATATTTATTATTTAATTTTAAAATTATCTTTATATAAATAAGATGGAGTTTTTAATATATTTAAAAAAAAAAGATATAAATAATAAAGAAAAAATATAAAGCATTATATATATTGGAATATTAGATTTAGTTAAATTTTTGTATTAGAAGTAGTTTATTTCTTATTTCTTTAATTATTTGTTTTTTTATTAGATAAAGAATTATATAATTTTTCGCCTTCTGGAGTTCTTTTACTTGATCATTATTATCTATTATTAATTATTTATTTTTTTAATATTTTTTAAATATATTAATCCATATATTTTAATTATTTATTAAATTATTAAATTCTTCATATGTAATGGTTTCTTTTTCAATTAATAATTTTGCCAATTCATGTAGTATATCTATATTATTTAATAGTAAATTTTTAGAATATAAATAACAAGAATTTACTAATGAATTAATTTCAGCATCAATTATTGCTCTTGTATCTAATGATATATAATCATTACTATTAATAAAAACGTTACCAATTTTATGAGACATACCAAATTCAGTAACCATTTGTCTAGCAATAGATGAAACTCTCTCTAAATCACTTGAAGCACCAGTTGTTATTTCTTGTTCTCCAAAAATTATTTCTTCTGCTATACGACCACCTAGCGCAACTGATATAATTGATTTTAAATAATCTTTAGTATATAAACCGGATTCTAATCTATCTTCGTCTGGAGCAAATAATGTTAAACCACCAGCATTTCCACGCGGTGCAATAGTTATTTTTGTAACAGTATCATAATTTGGTGTTAATGCACCAACAATTGCGTGTCCTGCTTCATGATATGCAACCAATTCTTTTTTTTGTAAAGAAATAACAGAATTTTTTTTTTGAGCACCTAAAGTTATTCTATCTAATGCATTTGATATTTCATTATTTCCTATCTTTGTTAAATTATTCCGAGCGGTTAATATAGCTGCTTCATTCATTAAATTAGCAAGATCTGCGCCTGAAAAACCTGGTGTTCTACGTGATATTAAATCTAAATCAATATTATCATCTAATGGTTTATTTTTAGAATATAATTCCAATATATCTTTTCTACCTTTTAAATTTGGAATATCAACATAAACCCTTCTATCAAATCTTCCTGGTCTTAAAAGAGCACTATCTAAAATATCAGCACGATTTGTTGCTGCAATAACAATAATACCAGAATTACCATCAAAACCATCCATTTCTGTTAATAATTGATTAAGTGTTTGATCTCTTTCATCATTATTTGGCGAACCCGCACCACCTCTTTGTCTTCCAATTGCATCAATTTCATCAATAAATATAATACATGGTGCTAACTCTTTTGCTGTTTCAAATAAAGTACGTACTCTAGATGCTCCTGTTCCTACAAACATTTCTATAAATTCAGAACCAGAAACAGAAAAAAAAGGGACTTGTGCTTCTCCTGCAACCGCTCTTGCTAGTAAAGTTTTTCCTGTTCCAGGTGGACCTTCTAAAATAACACCCCTTGGTATTTTTGCTCCTAATTCTGTAAATCTATCTGATTCTTTTAAAAATTGAACAACTTCTTCTAATTCTATTTTTGCATTATCAATTCCCATAACATCATCAAAACTTGTTGTAATATTATTATTTGTATTCAAATTAATGTTTTTAGAATTATCTAATAAATTAGGCATACCGCCAATACTATTAAATGAATTAGTATTTGATAATATTGATAAACCAGTTAATATAATTAAACCAAATACAATGTATGTAAATATATAATTAATAATTGTTAAATTATTATCATCATTTTGTATTGATATATCTACATTATTATTTCTTAATATTTTTAATAAATCTGGATCATTTGGCAATGCATCTAATTTATATTTATTATTTTCTTTATCAATTGCTATAATTTTTTTATTATTATCATAAAATAATGTTTTATCAATTTGATCTGTTTCAACAGCTGATAAAAATTCAGAATATCTTAAATTCTGTATTCTATTTTCATCTCTATTGCTATTGATTTTTTCTCTAATATTTACAATTATATTTCTATTATCAGGTAATGGTTGATTAAATAATTCATAAGAAGCTTTTAATGCATATTTTTGTAATTTTAATGGATTATTATATAAATATATATTTGTAAAACAATAAACATTTGTTATTAAATTAAAAAGAATATATATTTTTTTCAACATTCTGTTAAAGTATAGTAATATAATTATTATTTATATGAAAATAATATAAAAAATGAATATATTATAATTAATTTATATTAATATATTTAAAATATAATAATATAATCAGTTTGAGAAATGAAAACAAATATTTTTTTTAAAAAAAGAATTAAATATTTGGGATATTATGAAAAATATTCAATTATATTAGATGAAATAATTTATAAATTAATATCTAATTAAATAAATATACTTTATTTATTATATCATTTTTTAATAATATAGATTATAAAAAAAGTACATTTCTTTATTTTTAATATTTTTATAAAAGATTTTTAAAAATTTTAATATTTTAATGAAATGTACTATTTTATTTAATTATTATTTTCAATGAATTCTTGTAAATATACTTTACTTTGTTTCGTTTTATTTCTAATATTTTTTAATAATAAATAGTCGTTTTGCATATATTTTGTAAAAATTAATCTATCTAATATTATTAATTTTTGTTGACTTGTTAATTTTTGATCTAGTAATAACCTTTTAAATTTTTCATTTATATTTTTAGTATTATCTAATAATAGATCAATATAATTTCTTAATATTTCAAATTTTGAATCATAAATTGTATTTAAATATTCTTTATAAATTTCTAAAATTGCTCTATATTCAAAATACATATGATATGGTTCATAATCTGTGTTGAATTTTTTATATTCATCATTAAATAATATAGTTTCATCTTGTGGTAATGTTTGTGTTTCATTAAAATCTGATAATACCCATAAATAACCTGTATTTCGAATATAAAAGGTTTTATTTAATGCATTGAAATAATATCCAAAATAATTATCAGTATTTAAATTATTTTCTATTTTATAATAATATATATTTTCACTATTTAAATTTGTATGTAATTTACCAGTTAATTTATGAAATAACATACATGCAAATAATAATTGCTGTAATGCATTAAAATGAAATGTAACATTATTATTTTCTTGCATAAATTTTTTTAAATTACCATCTGGTTTATTAGCAAATGTAACATAATAATATTTTGCATCATTTGTTATACTATGTAAAGAAATAGTATGAATATTTTTTGTATTTTTTAAATATTCTAATATATTAATATATTCTCGATTGCCATATGGTTTATCATTATTTCTTAGAATTTCTAGTTTTATTTTTTCTGTTTTATTTTTATTGGGATCTGATAATATAGTAATACTATTATCTTCTATAATACTTTTTAATGATTTCGATTTAGATTTTTGAAGTGGTGATGGAAGTGGGGTAGATTGTGTTGGTGTAAATGGTTGAGGTGGTGATTGGATATCTGGAGTTTTATAAGATTGTGGTGATCCCGAAACTGGTCCTCGAAATGGTGGTGGAGTTTTATAAGATTTTGGTGATCCCGAAACTGGTCCTTGAAATGGTGGTGGAGTTTTATTAAATTGTGGTGATCCCGAAACTGGTCCTTGAAATGGTGGTGGAGTTTTATTAGATTGTGAGAATAGATTTGATTGTAATGAACTTTTAAAAATGGATTGATCTAAAGAATTATGTGAGAAATCAGTAATATTATCACTATTTGATGGCATAGTTGGGATATGACTTAATTTGTCATTAATAATTTTAATAATATCATTTATATTACTTTTATTAGAAATAGTTAAAAATGCAAATTTTATATCACTTTCATTATATATTTTTTTTAATTTAGTTAAAATAAATTCTAACATAATTTCATTAAATTCATCACTATTTTGTATAATAATAGCTTCTTTACCATCATTAAAATTAATATGTTCATGAAAATTTTTATTAAAATACAAATAAATTTTTTTATTTAATAAATTAACGATTTTTGATAATCTATTTTTATATTCAGTTACTTCAATTAATTTATTTTTTTTTTTAAAAAAATTTATATTTTGAATTATATAAGAAATTCTATTTATAATTTTATATCGTAAATTTTTTCTACTTTTTAAAGTAAATTTGTAAAGATCTTCAGTTTTTTTTGAATAATAATTTTCAATATCAGTTAATATATCATCATCAGCATTTTTAATTCTATTAATAACATTTGTATATATTTTATTAAAAATGCCTCCAGCGTTCTTTTTGGAAACTTTCATAAATTTACTTAATATTATTATATATTTTTTTTATAATTAAAACCGAATTTGGATTGAAAAAATTAAATTTAAAAAAAAAATGATTCTTTCTTCTAAAAATTACTATCACCAACTACCTGCAACAGACAACAAGCAAACACAAACAAATCTACTAAACAGTCTAAAATGGCCGATACTCAGACTCAGAAGATCATTAACGAGTTCACTACTCTTGTAGATTCTGATAAAGAATATACTCGTGCTGAACTTGGTAAGATGCTAACTGAGGTGTATCGTCAGATTATTTCAGACAAACCAAAAAAGACGGATGATAAGCCTAAAAAAAAGAAGTCAAAGAAGGAGAAAGATTCTGATGAGGAAGCTGAACCTAAAAAGAAACGTGAACCAACTGCTTACAATCTCTTTGTTAAGGAACAGATGAGTATTGTAAAGGATGAATTTCCTGATTTGAATCGTCAAGATCTGATGAGGAAAGTAGGAGAGATGTGGAAGGCACAAAAGGAAAAGGCAAAAGATGAGTAAAAAAAATACAAAAAAACAAAAAAATAAAAAAAAGGGAAAATAACCTTTTTTTTATTTAAAATAAATTTAATTTAAATAAAAATTTTTAAATTTTATAATGTTCAAAAGTTGCTTTAATTACTGTTTTAACATTATTAACATTAACAGCATTGCCAAATTGTTTATAAGATATTTTATCATTATCAGATAAAATAAAATCTTCAGGAAAAGATTGTAGTCTTGCACATTCGCGTGGAGTAATATATCTTTTTTCTTTACCATATATTGGAATTTGAGATATTGCTACAAGTGTTGGAAAATATTCTGTTTTTTTTACACGAATACCGGATTGTCTTATTTGAATAAAATAATTAAATATTGAATCATTGGGTTTAATAATACCTGCTTGCCATTCTAATTTTCCATATATTTCTCTTTTTTGTAAAATGTCTTTATATTTTTCATACCAAACATCCCATTTATCTTTATATTTATCAATAATTCTTTTATTTGCGGTAATATATTGTTTTTTCCATATGGGATAGACATCATAATTATTTATTCTATCATGAATATAAAACTCATGAATTAATATAGTAGGTGAAATTTTTTCACCTATATCAAAAATTTTAATCATTTCATCCCATGCTTCTAAAACTTTCAAAATATCACCTTTAATATAATATTTTTTATCAATATATCTTTTATTATCTAAAAAATTTTCAAATATAATTTTTTTATCTGATATTGGCAATTTAATATTTTTACCATTATATATATCATTTCTGATACATACAAAATAAATTCTTTCTCTTTGTTGTGGAATACCATAATTATGTGGAGACATATTAAATAATTGCAAAATATATTTATTTTCTTTTAATTTATTTTTAATATATTCAATTACTTCACCATTACCAACTTTTAAAATATGTTTAACATTTTCTAAGAACATAAATTTTGGTTTTTTAACCTTAGCAATTCTAATAATTTCATCAAAAAGTAAACCTCTATCATCTAAAAATGTTTTTTTTTTACCTGCATTTGAAAAAGTTTGACATGGAAATCCACCACAAATTATATCTATATTAGGAATTATATTAGGATCAATAGTTTTAACATCTTTTTGAACTTCAATATTATAATTAATTTTATAAATATATTGACAATCTTTATTATTATCAGAAGCAAGAACACAATTAGTATTAAAAGTTTTTAATGCTTGATGAAAACCACCAATACCACAAAATAAATCAATATAATTCATTTATTATAATAATTAAAAGATGTATTTATATAAAAAAATAATTATAATAATAAATATAAAAAATTATAAATAAAGTTAAAAAAATTAATTTATTTTTTATTTAGACCACGTAATAATTTTTTTGTATATATCACTAGTATATATCTAATATATAGTAATTTTAATTTTTTGTTTTTTTATTATAAGGACAACCCAATGGTATAGTACAATTTTCTGGAATAGTTAATTTAACATTAATTTTTAATTTACAAATAGAACAAACTCTTTCATCTGGTAATTTAAGTGTAACAGTTTTAGGTTTTAAATCTAAATATTTATCATAATAATTATTAATTTTAATATTATTATGATTATAATTTTTATCAACAATACCACATTTTGTGATAATATAGAAAGAATAAATATTTAAATAATTAAGAAAAATTAAAATTTTAAGAATATTATTAAACATTTAAAATTTATAAATGTAAAAATAAATCATATTTTTTTTTTATATAGGTATATTAAATAATTTAATTTTATAATATATAATGATTGAAAGTAATAAAAATGAAAAAGATAATGATATAGAATTAAAACCTGGATTACAAAATATAGAATTAAAACCTGGATTGCAAAATATAGAATTAAAACCTGGATTGCAAAATATAGAATTAAAACCTAGATTACAATATATAGAATCTGAAAATATAGTTGATGAGTCATCAAATCCAGTTAAAAAACAAAAAAAGAAAATGTATGAGAGAATTGATTTATGTTTAAGTAGAAATAATAAGGATTTAATAATAGCTAGAAAAGCTTATCATGTTATATATAATAATTATTGGTGGTGTTCGATAGTTGTATTATTATTATCATCAATTACAACATTTGTAGCATCAATACAATTAGTAATAACAAATACAACAACAGATTTAAATAATATTAGAACAATAGAAACAATAGGAAATATACTAACTTTAACATTTGGTGCATTAATAACACTAGCAGCGGGTTATATTAAATTTCAAGAATATCAACCAAAATTAGAAATAATAGGAAATAAATTATTACAATTAAAACATTGTGAATTTAAATTAAATAATTTATATTATAAATTAAAAACATATGATACATCAACATATATTACTGATGAAAAAGTTTATAAACAATTTCAAGTGGATTTTCAAAAACATTTTGAAGATCCATTAAATAAATTAGAAGAGGATTTGCAAAATAATGAAATGTTAAAATATGTATCGCCTGAAAATGATTTAAAATATTATAAAAATTATTTAAATACATATAAAGATGATATGATATATAATTCATTTTCAAATATAATGAAAACAACAATTAAAAATCAAGAAGAAACGAGAGATTATAATAAAAAAGTTGATACATTCAATAAATTAGATATTGATATAATAATAAATGAAGATAATTATATAGATAATTTTACTAAAAAGAAGGAAGTTATAGTATCAGAATTTTTAGATAATACTTGTTATAGAAAATTTTATAATTTACTTAATAATTTATTTTGTTGCATATGTAATTATACGAAAGAAAGAGAAAAAAATAGAATAAAAAGAAAACAATTAAATTTTGCAATAGATTTAACAAAAGAGGTTTTAAATGAAATTAATATGCAAAATTCTAAAAATATTTTAACACAACAAGATATAATTAATATTAAAAATGCATCATATATATTTGCAAAAAATAATAATATAGGAATTGAAAATAATTCTGTATTGCATCCTTTAAAAACAATTTCTAGTAAAAAAGCGGAATTTATAAATACAATTAAATATAAAATGATGACTAATAATGAATTAGAAGGGTTTGCAAAAGTTATTTAAAATAATATATAAAATAGTAAAATATGGATAATACAACAATTAAATTAGAATGTATAAATACAAGTAATTTAGAAGTAATAACTGAATGCGATAGATTAAAAGAAGAATTAGAAAAATATAAAGAAATAATAAGAAAAGAGAAGGAAGAAATTAAAAAAAAAGATGAAGCAATAAATCATATGAAAGAACTGACAAAACAATATATGCATCAACATGAAAAAACGAAAATAGCAATTGAAAAATATAAAAATGATGTAACAATATTAAAACAAACAAGAGCGAATTTATATAATAGATTAGATCAATGTTTGGAAACTCAAAATAAAAATATTATAATAGCACGTAGTTCATATCATAATATAAATAATAAATACTGGTGGTCTTCAATATTTATATTAATATTTTCATCATTAATAACATTTATAGAAGCAACGAGATTAATAATAGAAAATACTGAAAATCAAAAAATCAAAGCATTAACATATTTAATAAGTATATCATCATTATTTTTAGGTATAATAATAACAATTATAACTGGTTATATTAAATTTAATGATTATCAGAATAAACTAGAAATAATAAGTAGTCGTTTATCATTATTATTACAATATCAAAAAAAATTTGAAGTAATAAAATTTCAATTATCAACGTATTCTTTACCAGATATAAGAAATATTGAAAATTTAGAAACAGTAAATAGTTCTAGACATGATATAATTACTGATGATATAATAAAGGATTTTGTAAATTCATTAAATAAATTAGAAGAAGATATCCAAAATAATGAATTATTAAAATATATAACAGATAAGAACGAAGTAGAATATTATTCAAAATATGTTGATACGCATATTAAAGATATATTATATAATAATTATATAAATACTATAATTAAATTTATTAAACAAGATGAAAATGCGATGGATGAAAAAGAATTTGTATCAAAAGAAGAAATAAATACAATAGTATCAGCAATAGAAAAAACAATGCATCATAATTCTGAAAAAACGAATTTTAATATTATAAAAAAATTATTTAAGAAAAGAGAAATAATAAACATTAATTTATTAAAAGATATCAAAACATATTTTTATAATAAAAATAAAAACGATAATGATGATAAATGTAGTGAATATAGTTCGGATAAAGAAATAAATAATTTTAAATCAACAAATATTAAAATGTCATGTCGTACAAATAATTTATAAATATAAAATAGTATAATAATATTATTATTGAATAATGACAGATTTTAATGTAAATATAGCAATTGAGAAAGAAAGAAATATATTAGATGATTTAAATAATATATTAAATACAATTGGGGAATTTACTGAAACAAATATAACAAAACCTGCAGCATTATTTACAGAGGATTTTATAACAGGACCGATATTAAATGTTACAAATGGGTTTAATATACAAAATAATGTTGATAAGAATAAGACAGATTGAATATGAGCGAAAATAATATATAAAAAAATATATTATCTTATTAATAATATAATTAAAAATATTATAATGCCTATTAGAAATGAAATAGATATTAATCTATATACTATTATTAAAAAGGTAATGAATAAATATGTAATAAATAAAAAATATATTAAAGATGATGATTGTATGGTTTGAAAAAATATATATATAATTAATAAATGCAAAAAGATATAAAAGGAGAAGCAATAGATTATAATATAATAAATTTAAAATGTATTGACGACATTAATAATAAAATTGGTATAGTATTAGAAAGTAATATTAATGGAGTACTTAAATTATTAAATATAAATTATATAATTGATATACCTAAGAGTGAATTATTTTCTGAAATAGAAAATAATAATTCTGAAATAGAAGAAGAAAATAACAATGATAATGACAATAACATTACAAAAGATGTATATAAAGGTAATAAATATAATAAATCTATGTTATTTGATCCATTTGAATAAAAATAATATAAAATAATAATGAATACATCAAATTTAAATATACTAAATGATAATAATATTATAATATCATCAGAAGATATTACAAATAATTTAATAAAAATAAATGAAAATAATATGATTATAAAAATAAATCAAAAAAAAAAGGAGTTATTAACAAGAATTGATAGATCCAAAAATGATACAAGTACACGATTATTTATGGTAACAGAAGCATATGATAAATATACATATGAATATTATATAATATCATTAACAATTTTAATATTATCATCAATTATAACATTTATAGAGGCTTTAAGATTAACTATAATTGAATTAAATACAAAAGAAAAAATATTATATTATAATGAAAATTATTTTAGTTTAGTATTGAATATAATATTATTAGTTACTGGTACTATAATAACAATATTAAGTAGTATAATAAGATTTAAAAATTATAGAGAAATATTAGAAGGTTTAAAAGAGGCCCAAACAATATTAGTAACTTATAAAAATAAATATAATAGACAATATCAAATTATAAATTATCATTATATTGATAAAAATATATCATCTGATAGTATTATAAAAATATCTGATAAAATAACTACATATGACAAAATTGTTAAAAGTATAAATTATTTTCAATATATTAGAAATTCAGATATAATAGCATATAATAAATCTAAAGCGAAATTTGATATAGATATATATAAAATAAAAACAGATACTAGAAATGAATTTGAATTAATTACAAAGAAAAAAGAACAAGAATATATTGATATATATAATGAAAATGATATAACACTTGAAAATAAAAATTATAAAAAATTTGAAAATATTAATGATATATTGTTAAAAAAAGAATTATATAAATTAAATGCTTCTAAAAAAAAATTTGAATTAAATTCTGAAGTTAATAAGTTAAAAAACGAAGTTATAATATTAGATAGAACTAAATCAGAACCAAATGTCTCTAAATAAATAATTAAACTATTTCAGCAATATTTTTATTTAATTCTATATCAGATGTTGTCATTTGTAATTGCGGTATATTAACTAATTTATTATCATTTGATAATTCTAAATCATCATTTTTTTTATTATTATTTTTCCATAATAATTTATTCATAGGGGGAGGAGTGGAACCATTTGATGAATCTCTTTTTTTTTTCTTTAAACCACTTGCCCCATTTAATTGTAATGGAATAGAACGACCTTCCCATAATTCAATAACTTCTAATTTTATTTTTTTTGGAATATCTTCAAATTGACATTGAATTACATATGAATCATATTTTTCAATAAAAGTATTGATATTATTTTTTGAAATTTCTTCTTCTTCTATACCTTCTAATTGATGTGCTAATTGTAAAAAATTATTACTTAAACTTTTAAATAATTCAACTTTTTCAGGTACTTTTAAATTATTTTGTAAAGCTAAAATTAAAACACTCGCTCCATTTACAACTACATTTGGTATTTTCATACTTCCTTTATCATCATCAAAAGAGTTCATTATACACATTACGGAACTTGTTAAAATTAATGGGATTTGAAAAGCAAATTTAATTAAACTCCAATGTTGTGTTGCTTTTTGACATAAAACAGACATTGCTTCACATTTATCTAATAACATACTCATTCTTTCTTCTTCTGGTATTTGAAATGAATGTACGCGTTTTATAAAACAAGTAGTCATATATTTTTAAAAATTTTTATTTACTCTAATGTAATTACATATAAAAATTTATTAATTAAATATATTATTTCATTTAATAAGTTATTTATTCCTACATTATTATCATCTTTATTTTCATAATAATTTTTTATATTATCTCTAAAATTAAGAATATATGATATTAATTCATTATTAGAATTACATGATACATTAATTGAAATATTATTAATACTAGAAGGGATATCACTTTTATATAATATAATATATTCTTCAAAAAATTTATTAATTAAAGACGATAAATTATTATATAAATTATTAATATTTGTATGTATTATATATTTATTTGTCATTAAATAATATAATTTAATAGTGCATAGAAATTCATTAAATACTATAAATAATTTTTCAAAATTATTTGTAGTAATTTCTTCATTATTTTCAATATAACATATTTTTTTATTTTTTGGCATATTATAAAATTATATATTTATTTAATTTTATATATCTTCAACATTTATATCACTATCATTACTATTATCACTTTCATCAGTTATTTCTATTTTTATTAATTTATTAATATTTAGATCATCATGATCGTGATCATTATCTTTACTAAATAGTATATTAGATTCGATTATATCTTCTTTATATTTCATATTATTATAAGAATTTAATAATATGTTTGACAATTTTTTTTCAGTTATTAATGTATTTATTTGTTCTCTATTATATTTATGGACAATATCAACTTTATTATCCTGGTAATTTCTTAATGAAACAGCAACTATATCACCTTTTTCTATAATAACTCTTTTTGCAAATTTTCTCAAAGAACCTCTTATTATACCAATCGATTCATTTCCAGAATTTGTAATTAAATTAACACGACAATTACCTAACATTTTAATAACATATGCATATTCTTCTCCATCTGGATCAATATTATAAACATTATCAACAACATTATTTAAATGTTTTTTAATTTTTTTATTTCTAATAGAGGTTTGATACATAATTATTTATATAATATAATAATATAATTTCTTAAATATATATAAATAAATTAATAATATAATTATTTAATGTAGAATATTATATAATGTCTGACTTTAGTATAAGTAAACACACTGATAAAAATACTCCTTTATTTTTTATAAATGGTAATAATTATTTATGTAAGGTTGTAAATATTATTGCGCCAAATATTATTAAAGTTGTATTTAAACCTCATGATACATTTATTAAAGTTAAATTAAAAATTAATAATATAACATTACAGGATAATAATGATATAAATAATGAAGCATTACAATATTTATATTATTTATTAACTGAAAATGAAGATTATCATAATATGATACATTTTTTTAATAATAATGATGTTTTATTAAGTATGATTGTTTTATATTTTGATAAAGAAGGTTTTTTAATAGCTGATCTATTTGATAATAAAAATAATAAAACTATATCACAATTAATGTTAGAATCAGAAAGAGTTAAAAAATATTTAAAATAAGTATATAAAAAAACTTATATTATTATATATAACTGTATATAATGTATTTAAATGATATTTGGTCTTTTTATTTTCATGATCCATATAATATAGATTGGAATATTAATAGTTTTAAATTTATATGTAATATCAGTAATGTTGATGATTTTATTAAATTATATTTAACTTACAAAGATATTATATTCAAAGGAATGTTTTTTATTATGAGAGAACATATTTTACCTATTTGGGAAGATGAAAATAATATTAATGGTGGATGTTTTTCATTAAAAATATATAAAGAAAACATTAATGAAAAATTATTTGAAATAGCATCATTATTATTGGGTGAAAAATTAGGTAAAACAGATGAAATATCAAATAATATAAATGGTATTTCTATTAGTCCAAAAAAAAATTATTATATCATTAGAATTTGGATAAAAGATAATCATTTTGCTATTAAACAAAATTATAATATAGATATTGCTAAATATACTACAATTTTATATAAAAATCATAATGTGTAAAAGAGAAAAAAATAGTTCAATATTTAACTATTTTTTCCAAGTAATTTTTCTTTAATCGAAGATCATGTTTTTATATTCTGAATCTTTTGCGTTATTGTAAATATCAATTTCATCTGATTTGATATATTCTTTATCAATTTCTAAATCTATAATTTTATAGATATCCTCAATAATATTATTAGAATCGACTACATCATAATCTTCGATTATATCAGCCCATGAAATTTTACCATAAATCATTGTAGATCCTTTCATTTTATATTAATATTTTAAGACAATAAAATATCAATTTTTTATATTTTTTATATTTTTTAATCCATATTTAAATATGGATTAAAAAAGTTAGATTTAAAAAAAAAATGATTTTTAGTTATAAAAATTACTATCACCAACCACTAGCAACAGACAGCAAGCAGAACCCCAATCAATCTATCAAATAGTCTAAATGGCCGCTACTCAGACCCAGAAGATCATCAACGAGTTTACCACTCTTGTGGATACTGAGAAGGAATATACTCGTGCTGAACTTGGTAAGATGCTTACTGAAGTATATAGGCAGATTACTTCAGACAAACCCAAGAAGACTGAAGAAAAACCTAAGAAAAAGAAGTCAAAGAAGGATAAGGACTCTGATGAGGAAGTCGAACCCAAGAAGAAACGCGAACCAACCGCTTACAACCTCTTTGTCAAGGAGAAGATGAGTATTGTGAAAGATGAATTTCCCGATTTGAATCGTCAGGATCTGATGAAAAAGGTAGGAGAAATGTGGAAAGCACAGAAGGAACAGGGAAATAATGAGTAAAATATAAAATAGAAAAATAAAAAAGAGTAAATAAACTCTTTTTTATTTTAAAATTAATTTACTTAAATATATTTTAAATAATATTAATAATATGGATAGTGATATTAATCCAGTATTTAAAACACAAAAACATGAAAATTTTTTTATATATGAAAAAGAATTAAGAGCATTATTACATAATTTAAAAAAAAAAGCATATGAATTCAATGGAATATTATATGGTGATGTTGTTATAAATTCAATAATTTCTAAATATTATAAAGAACTTTTTTTACAAAATAATAATGATAACAATGATTTTTGGAATACCGTAATAGATCCATCAACTTCACCAAGAGTAATAACAACAAAAAATTTTGATGTATTCTTTAAAACTTTTAATGAATATTTAGCATTTTTTAATTATATTAAAATGGAAAATAAATTTGAAATAATAAATACAACAAATTTAGAATCTAATTTATTTATACATAATAAATACATTATAAATGTAAACATTGGTAAAACAATAACATGGTCGGGAATAAATATATCACTTAATTTAAATATAACATCGCGAATGCCAAAAGATAAATATATAGAACCACCTTTCAATGAAGCAAATTTTACATCAGATTTATTAATAATGACAAAAGATGGAAATGGACCAAGATTTTCAAGAAATACAGGAATAGATGAATTAGATAATTTAAATTTAATAGAAAAAAATGAATTATTTGCAAAAATAATAAAAGATATATGTTTTTTTAAAATATATATAGTTTCTAAAAATAATTTAGCAAATAATTATATCGCTTATAAATCTGTAGAATATTTAGAAAATAAATGGATAATACCAAATTTACCTTTTAAAATTACTAATTATGAGAAAAATCCAACAACTTGTTATATTTGTTTAGAAGAAATTAATAAAGAAAATAAAATAGGTGAATTTTTAAATGATGGTAAATGTATATTGCATTTTAATTGTTTAATAGAATATCTTAAAAATAAATTAGAAACAAAAAGTGATTTAAAATGTCCTTTAAGACAAGATATTGATTTTATTAGTTATAATTTTATAAATGATTATTTAAGTAAATAATATACTAATATAAAAAATCCGGGTAGTAATAGTGTACTAAATATTATTGCAATTATATACCATATATATATTATATCCTTTTTTAAAGAATATGAACATTTACATTCAATATCTTTTAAAGTATATACATAATATACAATAATTGCGTAACTAATATAATTATATATAAATAATAATATTCCCAATATTATATTTTTTAATTTATTACCAGAAAATAATACATATAATGTTGATAATACTATATATCCTAGAATAAACGAGAAATAAAATTTAATATAATCTTTCATCCATTTTAATTCTCCTTCAGAACATTCACATGCTTTCATTTTAATATTTGACAACCATAATAATCCTAATATAGGCGGAATTGATATTAAAATAATATATATCATAGTTGTAGTAAGATTTAACGGTTTATTTTCGTTTATTTTTTTCATAATAGAATCATTACTAATTTTCATTAAGTTTCTTATTCTATTATTAATAAATATAAAAATAATATATCTTATATTATAATAAAATGAATATAAAAGAATTTAGTTCATATTCAGTATATAAAAATGATAATGGAAAAAAAACAAGAAAATATAAAAACAAAATTAAAATAAACGATAATGAAAGTTCTTTTTTGTTGCAAAGAGATAGTGATAAATTAAATAACTATATTTGTGAAAAATTTAAAAAAAAAAGAATGAATAAAATCGATATTAATGAAGTAGTTGGCGAAAGTACTAATAAATCTAATTGGGTTATTAATGAAAATGATAATGGATATATTACAAATTTAGAAGAAAATTATGATAAATATTCTAATAATTTTAATTTATTACTAAATAATGGTTTTAATATTATTAATGATAAAGAAAAAAAAAATTATTTTAAAAAACAATTTGTAGATAATCAAATTACATGTAAAAAAAATTTAAATAATACTACTGTAAATAAATATTCTGAATTTAGTAATAAATATAAAAATGATCCTTTTTCAATTCAATCATATTACAAATTATAATTTATTTGTACTACCAAATCCACCATTATTTCTATCTGTTATTGAAAAATCATTTTTTGATTCTTCAATAATCGAATAAACTTGTTTTTTTAAAATCATTTGACAACATTTATATGGTAATTCTAAATCTTTTACTGAATCATCAATTTTTGTTAAAGCAATATATAGATTACCTCTATATCCTTGATCAATTATACCTACACTATTTGCTAACATATATCCTGATTTACTAATAGAACTTCTTGGAAAAATTTCAACATAATATCCATTAGGAATATCTAATTTAATTCCGGTATCGTATAATACTGTTTTATCACTATTATTTTTAACTTTACTTATAATTGTTAAATCATATCCAGCATCAGAATTTCTATTTTTGGAAGGTAAAACAGCTTTTTCACTTGTTTTATATGCTTTTAAAATTGGTAATTTAATTATTTCATTATTATTAACAATATTCAAATATTTTTTATAATAAAGATAATCATATAGATTATTATTATTATTGTATAGTAATCCAAGAAAATCAATTGCATTTACATTATCATATTTTATAGTATATAAATTTGCACCTTGTATTTCATTATCACAAGGTATATTCATTTTTTCTTTAATTTTATTAATAAGTTTATTATTAGTATGAGATAGATATATATATGAATAATTATTTTCATTTGATATACTTCCATAAAATTCAAAAAATGCTTTAATAAATCCAATATAATTATTATTATTATCTAAAAATTCAAAATAATTTGGATAATTTAAATTATCAGTATAAAACCATTTTTTAATATCATTTAAAATATATTCATTATCAATTGTGATTTTAATTTTATTTAATTCATATTTAATATCTCCAAACAATTTTACAGATTCAATAAATCTATTATTTGGTTTTTCATTAAAGGTACATTCGATTTTATTATTAATAATATCAGAACGATATAATATACTAGTTATAATATAACTATTGTCATTATTAACTTCGCTAAAATAACTATTCATTTAATTAATTAAATATAATAAATATTTATATCATTTTTTATTATTTTCTAAATTTATTGATTCTACCATTTTTCGCTTTTTTTTTTCTAGCATTTTTTAACTCCTTTTCTGTTAATTCTTTAAATGTTAATGGTGTTTTTGATGTTATTTTTTTTGTTGGTCTATATACATCATTTTTATATTTATATCCAGTTTCTCCTCTTTGATTTTTCCATTCTTCTTTAAACCATCTTCCTAGACCTTTATTTTTATTTTTTATTCCATTATATGCATTATTATTTTTATATTTTTTTTCATATTGTATTTTATATTCTTTTACTAATATACCACTTCTATATGCTGAATGTTGTGGATATTTAATATATATATTTCTTTTTATTTTATTATATAACTGAATATCCCTTGGTTGAGGTTTATTATTCATTATTATAATAATACAAAAAAAATTAATTATATCTTTCAATATAGTTTAAATCTGTTAAAATAGCTCTATTATTTGGATACATTGTTTTAAAAAAATTATAAATATTTTTATGTATATTTATATTATCATCATATATAAAAGTATTTAAAATACTTTTTGCCTCAAAATTTGAATGAATCCAATAATGTACCATATAACTATTTTCATAATTTCCTGATTTTAATTTATATAAATCATCTGATATTGTTTCTAACGCTTCTAATTTTATATCATTTATTGGATAAATTTTATTTGTATCTATTATTTCATATAGTTCTGATTTTTGTGTTGTTGCTAAAACAAATTTAAAAATATCTGAACCAAAAATATTAAATTTATTAAATATTACATCACCATATTCCTTATATACTTGAATTACACTATTTAACATTTTATCTATTAGTTCATTTTTAGGTGAACAAGCAAAAAATGCATTACATATATAGTTATCTTTTTTCCATAAATATTTTGTTTGTTCTGATGGTTCAAATGCAAAATATAATTTATCAGAATTATAATCTAATAAATCATTTAATGATTTCACTAATAATATATCAAGATCAATATATATTCCACCATAATAATGCATAATTGCAAGTCTTGCTAAATCACTTTTTTGAACTCCTAATTCAATTTTTGAATAAACTTTATATAATTCTGGATATTCATTCATGATAAAATTATTAATATTTTTACCACTATTGTCATCAGTCCACATATAATATTCATAATCATTGTTAATATTTATATTGTATTTATAAATATTTTCAAGTATATTTGGTAATTTATTAGTTTTCCATGTCTGATGGATTATTTTTGGTATCATTTAAATTAATAGATAATTTTTATTTTTATATATATTTTTACTATCTTATAAAATTTAAAGCATAATCATAATCATAGTTAAAATCCGAATCAGAAATGTAATTATTATCAGAATCATTTATTAAATTATTTTAAACTGTAATATTTATGATAAAAATATTTGTCTTTCATTTGGATTTAATAATCCTAAATAAATATTTATCTGTTCCTTAACAAAGAGATTGTAAGCAGTTGGTTCACATTTCTTTTTAGGTTCAGTTCCTCCATATTTTTTTTTAGTTTTTGATTTTTTTATTTTTTTTTAATTTTTTAGTTTTTTCTTTAATATAATATGTTAAACGCATATAAATACCTTTACATTTTATGAATTGTTTTTTAGATTTAGAATTTTTTTTTACATATACGCATTTTTTTTTACCACATACCATTTTTCTACATAATAAAAGAAATATAGATTTATTTTTTTTTTCCATATTCTAAATAATAATAAAAAAGTACATTTCATAAAAATATAAAAAATTATAAAACATTTTTTAAAATAAAAATAAAAATTAAAAATGTACTTTTTTTATATATTTTTTGATATTTTATCACTACAATTAGATAAAAAATTAATATGTATATTAGCAATTGGTAAATCACTACTATTTCCTTTTGTAAAATGTTTTGTAATAAAATCTTTATTTAAATTGATAAATTGTTTTGGTTTACAATCACTAAATTGAGAATCGATTGCATTATAATTATTATAATTATTTATAGTTTTATAATCCGATATTAATTCATCACCGATTGCAGTATTATCATAATATGTATGTATTCTAGGATTAATATAATCAATTTCATTTTTAATAGGAATTAATTCATTCACAAAACCTTCATTTTTAATGTTATAATTTTGCAAATCAGTATCAATTTTAACTTTATTATCAAAAAAAGGTTCTAAAATAATGTTATTATTATTATTTTGTTTTTTTTTTATTGTAAAATATGTATAATAAATAAATATCAATAATATAATAAATATAACTAATATTAAAATAGTATCTATATTTATCATATTTAATCTAATTAAATTAAAGAAAAATAAATTCAATCATCATTAATAAATTCTAATTTTTTTGTTGTATTATCATCATTTGAATTTTCATTATTTAAATTGATAAGTTCATTATCTAAATAATAAGATATATCATAATTATTTTTTTTATAATAATTAATTCTAGTATAACCTTTTCTAACAAATATTGAAAATTGATCCCATATATCAATACATAAAGGAATATATTTTCTTTCTTCTGGTTTTTCTCTTAAAATTCTTCCAATAGCTTGTTGAATATCAGAAATAGGACTAGCGAATATAACAGTATTTAGTGTAGGGATATTCATACCTTCTGCTGCCATTTGATATGTAGCTAAAATAATTTGTTTTCTAGATGAAATATCTAATACATCTTGAGATAACCCACCAATATAATAACCAGTACTATAAGAAGTAGTATTAAATAATGTTTCAAAAAATTTAAGTTGATTTCTTCTTTCGCTTAAAATTAATATTTTTCTATAAGAATCCTCTTTAAGTAATTTAATAATTAAATCATAAATAAATATAGATCTTTTTTCAAAATTACATATATTATTAATCATACCTGCACTATTTGGTTTACCATTCCATAAAACAATATTATGAGAATAATTAATATTAGGATCAAAATATTTATGTATATTGACTTTTAAATCAATTTTTTCATTTGAAATATGTTTATAAACAGATTTTCCAATATAATATTCAAAAACTTTTCTTAATCCATCTTTACGATTTAGTGTTGCACTTAAACCTAATATTATATTTGAATTTATATTTTGAAATGCTCTACTAAAAACTTCAGCTCCTGTATGATGAACTTCGTCAATAATTGTTAAACCAATATCTTTAAAAATATCAATGTCATAGTTTCTCATTGCGAGAGATTGTAATGAAGCAATAATAATATCCTTATTATCAACGTCAACTTTTGATTGTTTTATTTTGCCAATTCTAGCATTAGGAACAAATGTTTTAACAGATTCTAAAAATTGTTGATTTAAAAAATCTTTGTGTGAAACAAACATAGTTTTTTTCTTAAAATAACAAGCTATATATACGGCCATAATTGTTTTGCCAAATCCACATGGCACTGATATAATACCTCCTCTTTTTGTAGGATCTTCTGCAGCTTTAATAAAATTATTAACAGGTTCTTTCTGTTGTTCTCTCAAAGAACCATTAAATATTAAATTAGGACAATCTATACCATCTTTTAAGGTTTTTTTAAGAGGTACTCCAAATTTTTGTAATCCATAGAACCTAGGAATATATATTCTTTTTTCGTTTTCAGTATAGATACAAAATTTAATAGGATCATTACTTATAGAAAAATTACCTTTTGGAGATACTGTCAATTCATTTTTTAGATCATTTATAATAGTATCATTATTATCTTTTAATATACCATAACCATATACTGATAATAAAGTATTATTTACCATATCTTATAATAATAATAATAATTCTTTATATTGATTATAGAATATAATATATTCTCATTTTTTTTATATAGTTAAAAATAGATATGGTAATTAATATATTTAGAGGTGCGGGAATACTATTATTTATATTAATATTAATAATGGATGATTTTCCTTTTTATAAAAAAATGAAACAACCATACGTCCAATTAGTATTAGCAATATTCACTGTAATGTTATTATTATTAGATCCTATATTGGGTTTTATAATATCAATGGTATTGATGTTAATATATTATGAAATATATAAGAAAATTGATATTAAAAAAGGTATCATAAAGAAAAATGATGAGAATGATAAATATATGTTAAATCCTTTAAAAAAAAATAGTTATGAATATTTTACAGAAAAGGATATTGTTAAAAAAGATATTATTGAACTTGATTATATTACAGAAAAACATTTAGATGATGCACAAAATAATGTTATTGATGAATCAATATATAATAATGAATTAGATAATGAAAAAGTAGATATTAATTATGGAATACAAGGATTAAAAATTGGTGATGAAAATATTAGTGGATATAATAGTAATGAATATATATTAAACTGGTTATAAATATTTGAAAAAATATAAAATATATAATATAATAATTGAAATAATATAATTTAAATATTTATCATACATACTTAAAATATTATATATATTAGACGGTATATATTTTTCTAAAAATCTAATAATATTTAAATTTGTTATAATAATAAATACCAATAATATAATTCCTATTTTAATCGTATTTTGTTTTGTAAATAATTCATTATTATTTGATGAATTATTATCAGATATATTATTATTTGATAAATTATTATCTAAATTTAAAGTATTATTATCCATAAAATTGTCCATTTCTTTTTCAAAATCATTATTATATATTTTCTGATTACCTTGTATTTGATGTTGTTGATTCGTCATTTCTTGTTGTTGCATCATCATTTCTTGTTCTTGTTGTTGCATCATCATTTCATGTTCATGTTGTTGCATCATCATTTCATGCTCTTGTTGTTGTCTGATAACATTTTCATCAATATTATAATCTTTTTCTTCAATATCATTGATTTGATTATTATTATCTTTTTTTGGTTTTTTTGCTTTCATTTGATAATCTTTGAAAAGTTCTTTAATTGTTGGATCATTTAATTCATCAGAATTAATATTATTATTATTAGTATTATGTGGTATATCATTTAAAGATGTAACCATAGAATTATTATTGCTCATTATTATATATATAATATGTTAAATAATATATATTATACGCAATTTATTTTTTTATACATCTTCCAGATTTAGGATTACATATTTTACCTTTTTCTTTACATTCTTTTTCTTTTTTATCCGTGCAATTATTTACACTAGGTTTTACATTTGTTGGAATATCTTTAATATCTTCTTTAATATCTTCTTTAATATCTTCTTCAATATCATCTTTAATATCTTGTTCTTTCGGTTTATCTTTATTTTCATTTTTAATACATCTTCCAGTTTTAGGATTGCATATTTTACCTTTTTCTTTACATTCTTTTTCTTTTTTATCTGTACAATTATTTAAAATTGGTTTTACATTGGGAATATCTTTTTCTTTAACTTTTTCTTTAACTTTTTCTTTAGTTTCTTTATTAATTTCTTCTTTAACTTCTTCTATATCAGAAAAATCATCATTTTGAGTTTGTTTATTAGCACCTTTATTTTGTTCTTTAAATTTTTTTCCAAAATTATTATTAATATCAAAATTATAAGTATATATTTCCGGAATATATTTATAATCAAATTTTTGAAATGTTGATAAATTTCTAATAGTTTCTATATTTTTATTTTTTAACCAGGAATCATATAATTCTTGTCTTTCATTTTTATATGTTTCATATAATTCATTTTGAACTATTCTAGGATTATTTATATTAATATTATAATATAATTCTTTTTCTTCTAAATTTTTATTCTTATTAATAATATTATCATAATATTTATTTATTAACTCTTTAAAAACATTAATATCATTTGTATCATAATTTTCATTATTAATTAATTCATATAATTTATTTGATATATTGTTTAATGAAGGTATTTCAATATTAGTCATTAATCTAATAAAATTAATTATAATAATTTATAATATAATAACTTAAATTATATTAATTTCTTTAAGAATTTGTATTAGCATTCTCTTGATTTTCATTATTTTGAAACATTTTTTGAGATTTTTCAGAACCATCAAACATAGTTTTGTAAAATTCTGTTAATTTTTTATTATCTGATAATTGATCTTCATATATACTTCTAGGAACATATTTAATTATTGTTTTTGGTTCAGGACACGCTGATAAATTTTTATAATATGCTTGTATTACTAATATTATACCTACAAAAAGGAAAAATATAGCAAATGCTTTCATATTATAATAATAATAGAAAAATAATTATACTAAATATATCTAATTAATCAACCTTTTCCATATTTTCTTGTTCCTTTTTTTTGGTCCATGCGTCTGTATCAGTAAAAACTTTTTCAATACCTTTTTCTAATTCAACAGTTGTTTCATCTTCTTCCTTTATAATACTATTAGTAATAGCATCTTGTTTTCTTTTTTCAAAAACTTCATCCCGTTCATTTTGATTCTTTTTATATTCTTTCATTAATGTATTTAATTGTGTTTCAGAATATTCTTGATCTTGAAGTTCATCTGGATTTGGTGAGAACGGACACCAACAACCTACCGTACCAATAAATATATTATGATTTTTATCCTTTTTATGTAAAAATTCACTTCTATTTTTAGCTTGTTCGAATGTATCAAAAACTCCTCTTACTTTAACACCGAAAATAGTAGTTTGAAAATTATTATCTTTATGAAATTCTTTTTCAACATCTTCAGAATTTAAAGTTTTTTTAAATTTGTATTGTTGGTCTAAATCATCCACATTAAATAAATAATTATGATCTAATTTAATATTTTCAAGCATTTCTTTATCATCTGGGTATTTATTTAATAAACCATTAAATAATGTTTCCATATCAGTTGAAAATGATTTTAAAAAATATTTTATATAATAACTTTCTTTTTTTTTTAAAATTTCATCCGGAGATATAAATGATAATAAACAAAAATTTTGATTTTTAATAGGGGGGTCTTCATCTAAATAATCTACAACCTTTGTAGATACTGTTTCTGCCATGATATATATATAAATTAAATTTTAAAATCTTATATACTTTTAAAATAATACATAATAATAAAGAGATGAATTTTGATAGTGAGGAAATAATTATTAGAATTATAAAATATCTAATTATATTAATAATTATTACATTAACTGTTGTTTTTATGCCAAAACAAGATGATAAATTTAAAGAAGGTATATTTTTAGGATTAATTAGTGCATCAATATATGCATTATATGATAATTATATACCAGCAATACCTAATGATATAAAAAAAAAATTAAACTTAATTAAATAAAAATCTAATAAAATATTAACAGATGATTAATAAAATATTAAATCCAGTTACTTTTATTATAATACTATTACTAATAATAAATTTATTATTTAAAATAAAAATAGAACTTTTTACAATACAAAAAAAAAATCCTGACACAAGTTACGAATGTATATATCAAAATAAATGTAAAAGTGAAATTAAATTATATTGGGATAATTTAAAAAAAAACAAATATACTAGGTATATTGAACCTATTAAATCATCGTGGTCAGTTAAACCAATAAAAAGAAATTACGAACCATATAATTCAAATATAAAATTAAAAAAATCTAGTTTTATATTACGGTAGTATATTATTTAATTTAGATATTTTATTATACGGAGTATATATTGTATCTTCTAAATATTCTATATTTTTTTCATATTTTGAATATTTTTCAATTATTGATATCATTTTTCTAGTTCTCATAGTAAAATTTTTTATAGTTTTATTTAATTCTATTATAGGATCAAAACCATATGTATACTTAAATTTAAGAGGTATAATAAGAATAATAGAATATAATTCTTCTAATATATTATTACGCAAATCATTAAATAAAGAAATATAAGTTATCGGATTATATATATCATTTAATATAAATATATATATTTTCATCATTTTATCAGTATTTATTAAAATATTAGTATATTTTGATTTATTAAATTTTTTAATAAATTCTATATTAGTTAATATATCAATCAATATCGTATCTTTTAATAAATATTTTAATTTTTTTGGTATTTTAGTAATAATATAATTATTATTATCTACATTTTTTACATATTTTAAATTATTATTTAATTTATTATTCAATTCTTTTTTATTATTGTAAATATTTTGTTCTTCTTTTTTTATATTATAATATAAAAAAAATCCAATAATAATAATAATTATTATTGATAATAATGTTTTTTTATCAAAATAATATAATCTATTAAATAAAAAAGCCAATATTAATATTGATATATACATATATTTATTAATTTTATCATTCATCTTAATAAATTAATAATATTTTTCTAATTAATTAGAAAATCTATGTAGAAACACCATCAATAAAATATAATATTAATGATATAAATATTAATAATATACCAGTATATAATATTCTATCATTTCTAAAAAATATGCTAAATATTTTTTCTCTATATTCTTGATTTGTTTCATTTTTGTGATTTATAGTTAAAAAATCACTTATATCATTAATAACATCTATCAAATATTGCATAGTATTTATATATAATTCATGTAATGAATATTCATGTATCATTTTATTATTATTTTTTTTTTCATTATTATCTAAAATAATATCCATCATTGAATTTATTTTATTTTCAACAGTTGTTTCAATATAAGTATTTATATCGTTTCTATTTTGATTCATTCTTAAAAAATAATAAGAAAATATTAACTATATAATATGCATCATATCTACATCGCTAATAAACATTCTTCTACAACAATATCTTGATGCACCTAATTTATCTAATAATTCTTTTGTATGATTATCTTCAAAATGTTTGATTTTTTCTTCTTTCTTTTCTTTTAATTGTTTTAATCTTTCTGTATTATAATAATCAATTTGATCGGCTACTACTCTACCACATGTAAAACATCTAATAGGTTGTATCATTTAATTAAATTCTATTTAATTATATATAATCATTTTTTTTTTAAATATAAAAAATAAAATGCGTTATTAATATTTTTTTTTTATATTCATAATATTAGAATAAAGAAGAATATGGCGAGTCCCGCATTAATGTCTAGAATATGTGTTTTAGAAGCTAAATTATCCTCAGGTGCCGGAGGTGGTAATTCTGGTGTATCTGATGATAAATTAAAATCTATAGTTAGTGAAAATGAAGAATTAAAAAAAAAAGTTAATAGTTTAGAAACTTTAATTAAAGAAGTTAGCAAAAAAGCTGATGATTTTTCTAAAATAACTAATGAAAATACTAAAAATATAGCAAATAATTTAAAAACACTTCAAGATGGATTAGCAAAAGTAGAAATTGCTACTAAAGTAGAAGCATCAGCAGAAACTTCTACTAAATCAAAAAAAGGTTAAAACTAAATTGAATATTTAGATATTTTATTTTTACATTCATCTATAAATGATTGATTATGTCGTGAAATATTTATGGCATTATTTAAAATATCATTTGTTTTTGAATAAAAACCTTTATTTTTATATAATTTTAATACTGCATCTTTCATATATTCTTTTGCTTCATTAATATTACCTCTTTTATATTGTAATATTCCATATATATGTATAATTTCTGCATTATCTAAATATTCTAATTGTTTATATAATTCACATGCTTTATTATACATTTCATCATCTATTGGGTTATTATTTACTATTTTAACAAATTCTATAAAATTGCCATTTTGTGACAAAAAATTTTTATTTTTTGTTGAAGATAAAAATATCCCCACTTTTGATCCTTCTAAAAAAGTACATTTATTTAATAATTTTACATTTAAATCTTTATTATCTATTATAAATTTTGTTAATGCTGTTTTCATATCATATTTAAAAATATTTAAATAATTATATAATTTATTTGCAGTTTCTTTATTTATAAAATATGATGATTTCGATAATAAAACTTTATTATAATCATTAAAACTAATTAATTCTAAATTATTATTATTATTATTTAAAAAATCAGAAGTTATTAAAATATCACTTTTTAAATCTATATTTTTAAATAAATTATCAATATTATCTATATAATCTTTACTTATAATCAAATCATCTTCAATTATTAAATTTAATTCATTTTCTTTACTTAAATATAATGCATTTCTATGTTTTTCTATATTTGATATTTGTGACGTATTTAATGAAACTATTAAATTGTCAAATTTTTCATTATCTTCTTTATCATAATTTACTCTTTTATTATATTGATCTATATCTTTTAATATATCTTCTTCATCTGGATTACTACTAATTATAATATTACTATTATACCCATTCTTTTCTATAATGTTTTTTAAAAATGCTAATGTACTATTTATATAATGAGTTCTATTTGTTAATTTTTTAGTATATATTACTATAATATTAATTTTATTCATTTAATATCAATATTATTTTTTTTTTATATATTTAATTTTAACCTCATTAAAATTTCTCACAAATTTTAAAGTTAATTTATGCCATTATCTAGACATTTATATTATATATAAAAAAATAATTATATATAACATTGAAATCCAATGAATAATTTAAATATTTTTTATGAACTATACAATGATTGGTTTAATAATGATACATATTGGTTTAATAAAATTGAAAATAATGATATATATTTATCAGATAAATATTTTAAATATATTATAGATGTTGATAATATATATGATAATTATAAAGAATATGATAAAAAAATTTTAATTAGTTGTATTATTATTTTAGATCAAATACCAAGACATTATAAAAGAATTTATAATAATAATATTCAAGTAAATTTTTATTCAAAAAAAGCTACTAATTTTAGTCAATTATTAATTGAAAATTTTAATAATTTTACTATAGATGAATTATGCTTTATTTATTTACCTTATAGACATATTAATGATATTAAAAAAATTTATGATATTGTAAATATATTTATAGATTTATATAATAATTCTATCAATAATCAAGACAAAAATAAATGTAAAAAATATATATATAATACATTAAATAATATATATAAACATATTAATATTTTAAATTATTCTAATAAAAAAAAATGTATAAATTTAAATGATATTAATAATGATATATTTGATAATAATTCTTTACAATATTATTATTCTTTTATTAAAAATGAAGAAACTAATATATATTTAACTATTTATAATGAACTTTTAAAATTGAAAGATAATTCAACTATTATTATATCACTTTCAGGCGGAGTTGATAGTATTGTTTCATTATTTATTTTAAATTTATTAGCTAAAACAAATATAAAAAAAATTAGTAATATATTTGCTTTACATATTAATTATAATAATAGACCTGAATGTTTTGATGAATTAAATTATGTTATGTATTTATGTGAATCTATAAATATTAAACTGGTTTATAGAAATATTTATGAAATTCAACGTTATCAATGTTTAGATAATGGTTTGAGAGATTTATATGAAGATATTACAAAAAAAATAAGACTTGATATGTATAAATATGGATATTTATATTCAAATGAATTTTATGTTTTATTAGGTCATAATAAAGATGATTGTTTTGAAAATATTATAACAAATATTATAAATAAAAGAAATTATGATAATTTATCTGGTATGAATTATTTAATTAATATTGATGGTATAAATTTTTGGAGACCAATGCTTAATATTCCAAAAAAAGATATTATTCAATTTGCAAATAATAATAATTTGAAATATTTTAGTGATAGTACACCAAAATGGTCTACTAGAGGAAAAATAAGAGATGAATTAGTACCAATTTTAAATGATTTGAAATATAACTCAATTGAACCCTTTTTTGATTTAAAAGATTATATTAGTAATTCTAATGAAATTATTAATAATATAGTTATTAATAATTTATGTGCTAAACTTCTTAATACTAACAGTTATATATATAATGGTTATTATAATATAGAAGAATTATCTTGTTTTAAATATATTAATATTATTATATTATTTTTTGATAAAATTAATATATCCTCTTCTATTAAATCTTTTAAAGAATTTAACAATTATATTAAAGATTATTTGTGCAATTTTAAAGTAAAAAAATTTATATTGAATAAAACTTGTAATATTATAATAAAACCATATTTTGAATATTATCAATTAATTATTAATTTATCATAAATAAATTAATTATAAAAAATATTATAATATATATCTCTACTTAATTCTTTTTTCTCATCAACAATTTTTGGCATTTCATTCATTAAAGTATATTTTTTATGTGTATTTAAACTATATGTATCATATAAACCATATATTACTAGTATCCCTACAACTCATACTAGTAATATAAACCATATATTACTAGTATCCCTACAACTGATACTAATACAATTTGTTCTATCATTTTATAATTTATTATCTTTATATATTATATCATTTTTTTTTCTTAACACTTTTTTTAACCGCAACCTTTTCTTTAATATTTAATGTATCATCATCTTTTTTTTCTTCATTATCTTCTTTTTCTTTAATATCTGATGTATTATGATTATCTTTATCAGAAGTATTTTCATTATCTTTATCAGAAGTATTTTCATTATCTTTATCAGAAGTATTTTCATTATTATTGGATGTTTCTTTTTTCTGTTTCCATAATTCTCCAATTTTACGCATTAAATTTTGTCTTGATAAATCAGGATATGTATCTTTTAATTTTGAAATATTTTCCTTAACAAATAAATTATATTTTGTTGGTTCCTTTTTTTTTTTATAAACATCATTATAAACCTTATTTAAAATATTTACTAATTCTTTATTACTGTATTTTTTATTAATATCAATTAGATTAGTAAAATTTGTAATAATAGTTTGTGTATTCTTAACAATTTCCATATCAACAATATTATATTAAATATATTTATAATTAATCATTTTTTTTTTAGTTTATAAATTTTTATTTGACCATGGTTTTTATTTATCCATCAATTATTAATATTATTTTTAAGAATTAATCTATATAATTATTTTGGCATTTTTTCAATTACTATTTTTTTTATATCATTGAATCTTTTTTGTGCGTTAGGACATTTAGTATAATTAGTACATGATGGATTTGTGCAGTCTTTAAATTGTTTACTTTGACAATAATCATTATTACAATAAGGACATAAACATATTGAATGTTTTAAATAATAATTAGGACAATTTTCGTTAATACATTTTTTATTTTTACATTTTAAGACCTTTTCTTTTTTTGCTTTACAATCTGGATTCGGACAATACGGGCATTTACATTCTTCATCTGGTGAATTAATTATTTCCATATATTTTTCATATTTTTTATTAAATTCATCTGACATTTTTGGTTTTTTTAGATTAAAACTTGATACGTGACTCCATACATTTGCCAACCACTTAGTTCCTTTTATTAATTTAGTACCAGTATGTTTTGATAACGGATGTATTTCTTGAAAATCAATTTCTGAAACATTATAAAATAATACTCCCAATCCTTTAACCGGTTTTATAGATAAATTAATATTAGGAAATTTAGTTTCACCTCCTTCTAAATTATCATCATTTAAATAAATTATAAGTGTTGTTATCCTTTGTCCTTGTACATTGTTCATACCAAAGCACTCTTCATAAGTACCCTCGCATGCGTCAAAATGTTCATTGAAATATCCACCTGGTTCATATTTAACAACCTGTATGTCTTCTTGATGATGTGAAGGAATACCAGTAATATATTCAGATATTAATCTAAGTCTTTTAATCAAATTATTATCATCGATATTAAAATTATTATTATTCTTTAGCCATGCTTGTTCGCTTATTCTATGATCTTTATTTAATGTAGATCCACCATATGTTCCATCTTCATTTACTACACCTAAACCTCCATTTTCATATACTTCACTTATGCTTAGACCGGCATTTTTAGCCATATTAATAAGCATATCACATTGTTTATTTGTTAATAAATTATTAAATTTTGTTATAACATAATCTCTTCCACTACCAAATGTGGTAGGATATCTTAAATATTCTTTTTTTAAAGTATCAACATGTTTTTTAATACTTTTTAAATCTGTACTATTATCTACATTTCTAAAAAATTTGTATAATATATATACTAGTAAAATAATCGACAAACCGCTAATAAACCATATAATATACTTATATTCATTATTAATATAATAAGAAAATTTAAACATCTTTAAAACTATATAATATATAGATATTAAAAAATATATAATATTTACTCATAAAAAAAATGATATATATATATAAAAAGTAAAAATATATAAATATAGAAATATGGAATTTTGCAATAATTGTGATAATATGTTATATATTAGAAATGATGATAGTAATAATTTAGTTAAATATTGTAAACACTGTGATTTTAGTAAAAAAGAAACAGAATCAAAATGTATTAAAATATCTGAAAGTAGATATTTAGAAGATGATTTATTATATAAACAAAATATAAATAATTATTTAAGATATGATCCTACACTTAGAAGAATTCGCGATAGTAATATTATTTGCCCTAATAAACCGGAATGTAATATTGATTTAGATAAACAACAAATATTATCAATTAAATATGATGATGTAAATATGAAATATTTTTATGTATGCGATTATTGTGGACATATATGGAGAGAAAATAAATAAAAAATTGATTTTCTTTTTTATTATTTATAGGCAAAAAATGGAAAAACAAACTTATTATAATACACCAAAATTTAGTTTAAAAAATAAAATTTATGAAGCAAAAATATTAGATATATATGATGGTGATACAATAACAATATGTATTAATTTGGAAGGTTTTAATTATGTTAAAATGAATGTTAGATTAGATGGAATAGATACACCAGAATTATGTGGCAATGAAAAAAATATAGCAATATCAGCCCGAAATTTTTTAATTAATAAATTAACTGATATAAAATTTGAAGATACGGTTAAATATTCTCGTGATAATATTCGAAAATTAATTAATAATGATACACATATTATAAAAGTTATTTTTGGTGATTTTGATAAATATGGTCGTCCATTATGTATTATTTATAAAAATAATATTAATATAAATGATTTAATGATACATAATAAATATGGAAAAAAATATGATGGTGGAAAAAAAGAATCATGGTAAAAATTAATTAATATAAAAATAATATATATATATTTATTAAAATGTTTATAATAGATTTGGATAATAAAATTCCATATAATTATAATAGCAATATATATGTTGATTATAATGCACCATATTATTATAATTTATTAAAAGAACAATATAAATATGAATTAGAAAATGAAAAAATAATAACAAATTTAATTAATGTAATAGATAATAATAAAGATTTATTTTTAATAACATTTTTTTATATATTAATATTTTTTATAATTTTCTTAATACCTTTATTTAAAAATATTAAATTATATAATATGTATTTTTTATTGTCATTTGCTAAAATAATATTATTATCAAGAAATATTTTTTAAATAAAAAATGATGTTATTATTTAAAAATATAAATTATAATTATATTATTATTATACTTTAAAAATGTATATGATAATTGATACCGAAACCAATGGATTGCCAATTACAAAAAAATATTGCGAATATCCATTTTATAATGATTTAGAAAAATATGATTCTGCACGAATAGTACAATTTACTTTTATGATATGTGATAATAATTTAGAAGAATTAAAACTACACGATTATATAATATATGCTGAAAATTTTAATATCAAAAATTCAGAATTTCATTGTATAACAAATGAAATATCAAAAAATAATGGTTATAATTTTAATACAATAGCTGATATATTTTATAATGAATTACAAAAATGTCAATATGTTGTCGCACATAATATAGGTTTTGATATAAATGTTATTAAAAGTGAGTTATTTAGAAGAAAATTATATCATATTATTATGGAATTAGATAAAAAAATAGAAATTTGTACTATGAAAACTTTCAAATACATAGTTAAAGCAAAAAATAAATATAATAAAATTAAAGATCCTAGTTTAAAAGAATTATATAAATTAGCTTTTAATTGTGATATGGAAAACGCCCATAATTCTAAATATGATGTTATTAATTTACATAATGCAATTAAAAGTATAACAAATGGTAAATTAGAAAATTACATTAAAAATAAAAAATGATATAAATATAAAGAATTAGGAATAATTAATGAAATCTTTAGTACCCATAAAAAATAAAATTACATCTGTAAATGAAACATATACAAAATTAGAAGAAAAAAAAATTTCAAAACCAATCATGACTAAATATGAATTAGATCAGATTATTTCACAAAGAGCAACAATGATCGCACATGGTTCGCCACCATTTGTAAAAATTGATTTTAATATTAAAAGCAACTTTGAATTACGTTCAATTGCAATTAAAGAACTTTTAGAAGGTAAATTACCTTTTATTATAAAAAGACCTTTACCAAATAATAAATATGAATTATATCGCGTTAAAGATTTAGATTTAGTAAGCGTACAACATATGATCAAATAAATAAATATAATGTTACGGATGTTGCATATAAAAAGGTTCCCCATAGCGTATCCATAATTGCAATTTTCAAACTATAATTTTTATAAATTGATAATGATGTAAAATTATAAATTCCATATATGAAAAATCCTATTATTCCACCATATAATAAAGATTTAAATATGGATTTATTTGTTTTATCTTTTTTTATTAATTTAGAATTTACAAATGGTATGGCTATTATGAATATACTACCTAAAACAAATATGTAAGCAACTATAGTATATTTAATATTTAAAATCAACTCTTCTTTTTGAACTTTTTTAGTAATTAATGCATAATTATTAAAATTTATTAAATAAATCCATATAAATTCTGCTATAAATATATATATAATTGTATATATATATTTAGAGTACATATTCTATTATATTTAAATATTTAATTATAGTAAAACGAATGAAATTATTAATATTATTACAAATAATTATATCAATATTAGTAATTGCTATTATTTATTTTATTTATCAAATTTACAAAAAAACATATATTAGAAAAGAAAATTTTGATGAAAAAAATATTAATTTTTTAAAAAAAGAAGAATTAATCGATTTTTTCTATAATGATTCTGATACTTATTTTAAAAATTTAACAGATTTTGATTTATATGCCAGAAAAGTAAATAATAGTAATATTTATAAAAATAAGTCTATACAATGTGCTACTGATTTTAATAATAATCAAATAAATATTATAACAAAATCTTGCATTGAAGCTGATAAATATTTAAATAATTATAATAAATTATTAAAAGGTAGTGATATTGCAATTATTAAATGGAATTTTGCATTAACAAAAAATTATAATAATTTTGAATATGAAAATGGTTTTCCACATACAAGAAAAAATATTATATTTTTATCTGATAAAATTATACCAAATAATATAGATCATAATTTTATAAATACATTAATACATGAAAAAATACATATATATCAAAGATATAATCCTGATATTCTAGAAAATGTAATAAATAAAATGGGTTTTAAAAAAACATCTTTAAAAAATAAAAAACAAAGATCTAATCCTGATTTAAATAATTCAATATATCTTGATAATAATAATAAAAAACTTGCTTGTCTTTATAGAAGTAATAAACCAGATAATATTAATGATGTAATTTGTTTAGAAAATAATAAACTATACGAACATCCATATGAATTAATAGCTTATAATATTGCAAATGAATATAATCATTCGCAATTAGAAAAATATAAAAATACTATATAAAAATATATTAATAATTTAAATTATTAAATGGATGAACTTAAAGAACAAGCACCTACCAATATTTCTGATGAAAAAATTTTAGAAATATATTTAAAAAATAATAGTAATATATCTACTTCTTTATTAGAATTATGGGATGTCAAAGAATTTAATAAAAATATAAGCGAAGTACAGTGTAAATGGAATGAAATTAGAGAAATTTGTAATGATTATGACAATGAAATGTATAAACAACTAAGAAGAAAAAATTCAAATAATATACCTGTTTCTATATCTAATTTATCTGAAAATAATAATCTAACACAGCATATGACATGTGATACTTCTATATCAAATAATAATTCAGAATGTAGTTGTAATGATGATAATGATATTGTTTCACACGTTCATGATATATATTAAATTATTTTTTATTACTTTTTGGTTTTTTGGCTACTTTCTTTAATTTTTCTTTTTTTAATTTTCCCTTCTTTAATTTTTCCTTCCTTAATTTTTCCTTCTTTAATTTTTCCTTCTTTAATTTTTCCTTCTTTAATTTTTCCTTCTTTAATTTTTCCTTCTTTAATTTTTGTTTCTTTAATTTTTCTTTTGTATTTATAATTTTTTCTTTTAATTCTTTAATTTGTTTATTATATTTTTCTATTTTAATTTTGTTTTTACTTTTATTTTTATTTAATATTTTTGTTAATTCTTTTATTTTTTGAATTTTTCTTGAATAAACTATTAATTTTTTTTGAAGGCCCCCGCCTTGGAATATGGACCAGTCAATATCTCTATCACTATCAGTTGGAAGATTAGACCAGTCAATTGTCCCAAGCAAATCATCCGTACCTCTGTATCCATCGTCCATAAAAATATCTCTATCACTACCAGTGAGTGGTGGAAGATTAATTTGAAGTCTTAATCTATCTGTTTGGTCAAAAACTTCTCTTTTTGTTGTTTGCACGCCTAGATTTTTCCATCTATCATAAAGTACAATTGCTTTCACTGCTACTCCAAATATCATAAGACCATTATGAATATGATTCCGTATATCATTCTCTGATGCCGGTAAATGAGGAGGCAACTGTAGAAATTCCCACAAATTTCTGTCAGTTATTCTCTCCCCTCTAGTACTTACCCCATCTCTAAAATATGTAGCCATATCAAAACAAATATCACCAAGTTGATCTCCAAGTACATATGTACTTTCAAAATCATCACGACGTATAGCGCCTGGTTGTAAAAATACCCTTCTCGCTGTTAAATCACTTGTAAAATGTACTCCATCTTGCCATTCATGATTGGTAGTTCCAGGAGGATTATAAATTAAAGTCATATGAAAAATAGGCTGGTTTCGAAATCGAAACTCAACAATACACGTCCATTTTAATTCTCCCATCGGGCGCGCTTGTCTTACAGAGACGCGAAAATAGTCATCAAACCTCATTTCATTCCCATTAGTAAAAGTTTCGACAGGTTCTAATAAGGGAGACATGCAACCCCATGTATTTCTCCTACCAGCGCGATAGTCATTATGTGCTTCTTGAAATTCACCTAGTAATGAAATAACAGATTCTAAAACGCTCCTTATGTCCGGATTGTGATGCCTTCGTGTCCCTTGACACCTCTGAAAACTAGGCTCTCTTCGAGCCGCCATTTATTTTCTATCTTTTCTAATATATAAAAATATATTAATTTAAAATCAAAAATAATTATATAAAGACTATGCAAAAATATTAATTTATAATGGTAACAAATAACGATAAATATTTTATAAATATAAAAACTATACAAGCATCAATAATTAAACAAGTAATTGATGCATTAAAAGATATATTAATGGATGTTAATTTAGAAATTGATGAAACAGGATTAAAAATAATGGCAATGGATAATACACACGTTGTTTTAATTCATTTAAAATTAGAAGCAGATAAGTTTGAAGAATATTTTTGCGAAAAGAAAATGTATATTGGCGTAAATATGCTTAAATTACATATGTTAATAAAAACAATAGGAACAAATGATCTTTTAACTTTATATGTAGAAAAAGAAGATCCAAATAAATTAGGAATTAAAATTACAAATAATGAAAAGAATGTAGAAACAAATTATAAATTATCAACAATTGATATTGATGTATTAAGTGTTACAATACCACCAGTTAATTTTCATACAACAATTACAATGCCATCATCATATTTGCAAAAAATAATTCGCGATATGCATAATATTTCTGAATATATTGAAATCAGAAATATAGAAAAATCATTAATTTTAAAGTGTAAAGGGGATTTTTGTAGTCAAGAAACAATATTGGGAAGTGAAAAATCACAAAATATAACAATTTCTAAACAAACAGATAATAATACAGAAGAAGATCAAGAAATAATACAAGGTGTTTTTAGTTTAAAATATTTATTGATATTTACAAAATGCACAAATTTATGTCCAACTGTAGAAATATATTTAAAAAATTCTTATCCAATTATATTAAGATATACTATTGCATCACTTGGTGAAATAAAATTATGTTTAGCACAACAAGATATTTAAGTTTTTTTCTTTGTATAAACATCTATATTTTTTTTTCTAAGAAAATTTTTAATTCTTTTATTTAATATATTATCAATAAAATCATCAAAAATTTTATATATAAATGGTATAATTATATCATTTACTGTATCATCTCCTAAAAGAGCACTTGCGGCAATTAGTAAACCATGATTAAATTGAATAGTATCATAAGTATTATTTATATTTAAAATATTAATGTCGCCAATAATATTTTCATCATTATTAATTTCATCATCACCAGTTGGTATAAATTTTCTAATATAATTTACAAGTAATAAATTTTTATCTTCTTTTGTTGGATGTATTTTTATATAAAATACTGTAGATTGATCAGCTAACATATTTTTAACATAAGATGGTTTATCAATAGTTGAAATATATTTAATTATAAGTAAATTATCATCTTTAAAAACAACACTTTGAAATATATTTAATTCAATATTAATATTTTTAATTTTTGGTATTATATTTTCTCTAATATATTCAGAAATTGTAAACATATTTTCTAAATCTTTAATACTATAATTTTTTTGAACATGTATAACTCCATTATCTTGAGTAATACTATCTTTAGTACAATCAAAAATTTTAGAAATAAAAGTTTTAGAATTATATATATTATGTAAAGTTTCTATATTACTTTTAATAATAAGAGGATTACATGCCATATTATGATTTATACTTAAATATAAATGTTTGTATGCTTTTATATATATTTAAATTTTGATTATTTTTTTATCTAATTCTAAAGTATTATGTAAATTTGAAGAATTCTTAATTTTAAAATCATGAATATAGTTAAAAGTACAGTTATGATTTTTAAAGAATAAATGTTTGTTACAATATATATTGTTGCATTTACATTTATTAGTAATTATTTCTATAGTATTTATTTTTTTATTACAAAAAAAACATTTATTAGACATTAAATAAATAATAGTATTTATTATTTATATATAAAATAAATTAATAAAATAATAAAACAAAAGAATTAGATACATCAGAAAATTTTTTTTCAATATCTATTCCAATTAATTCATTTATAATTTTTATATTTTTGATAAATAAAAATGTAAAAATACACAATACTAATATTGTATATATATATAATATATAATCAGTACTCATTTAGTTTATTATTATCTTCTCTATTTATAAAATATATTTAAAAAATGATTAATATTTATTATTAATAAATAATAATCACTTTTTAAATATGTTGAATATTCATAACATTATTACAGACAATACAAATTTAATAGAAATTTATTTAATAAATAATTACAATGATAATAAAATAGCATTAAGTAACAAAAAAGAAGTAATAGATAAAATATTAAACAAATATAAATTTAAAACATTAAAATTTAAAAGTTATTATAGAAATAATTTAATATATACATATGATTTATTAAATGATAATCAATATGTAAATGAAAAAAAATTAGAAAATTATAAAATCAATAACAATATAGCATTTATGGCATATAATGACTTAAAATATCCTCCTTTTATGTTTGGATGTACTAATAATATAGATCATGAAATAGAATTTAAATTGTATGAATATAAATTAAATAATAGAATTTCATTAATAATTCGAAATGAAAATAATAAAACAAATTTATATATACAATATAAACATTCCAATATAGTTGATATTGAAAAAATGGAAAATATTATAAATTCATTAATTTTAGAATTAAAATAAATTTATCTATTTATAATTTAAGGAAGGTTATTATGAAATATCAATATTATTTATTATTTAATATAACAATATTTATAATTATTGCATTTTTTTATTATTATATAAAAAAAAAAAAAAATTATAATAAATTAATAAAAGCTTATGTTATAAATTTGAATTATAGAATAGATAGAAAATTAAATTTTATTAAATCTTATAATTTAAATAATATTAGTTTTGAAATAATAAAAGCAATTGATAAAAAAAATTTAGTCCCAGAAATACTATTAAATAATAATATTTTAGGTAAAATAGGATATAGTAATTTATCTTTACCTATAAGAAAAAATCATTATGAATTTAATAATTTAGGAGCAGTTGGATGTTATTTAAGTCATATTAAAGTATGGAAACGAATATTAAAAGATAATCTAAAATATGGTATTATATATGAAGATGATGTAGAATTTAATAAAAGTATAACAAGTGAATCAATAATAGAGTATATTAATAATTTACCAGATGATTGGCATATATTGTTATTAAATAAAAATAAAGTAAAAATGCATAAAATAACTAATATAAAAAATTTATATAAAGTAGAAAGATTTTTATGCACTCATTCATATGTAATTAAAAGTAATATAATTAAATATTTATTAGAAAATATATTACCTATCAACCAGCAAATTGATTTTAAATTATCTTGTTTAGCATCAAACAATATAATTAATATATACTTATATAATAATGGTAAATATTATAAACAATATATAAATAATATTACAAACATTCAAACAAATAGTGAAAAGGGGGCTAGTTGGGATCTAAATTGTAAAATTTAAAAAATATATTTAAAAATTATATTTTAATAATTTAATAATATATATGTCATATAATTATTTAGATTCTATATTTAAGAATAATTTATTAAAAAATAATACACAAACATATAGAGAATATCAATATACATTTAGTGATTTTGTTAATATATTAAATACAAAAATTTTTCAAATACCAAAATATCAAGGTGATATAAATTTAGATAAAGTAAAAGAAATGATATTTTCATATAAAAATAATCCTGATTTTTTTTATTTTAAAAATAAAATTGTTTTAACTTATATTCCGTCAAAAGAAAATAATATATATATAATGGATGGACAACATAGAATTGAATTAATAAAATATTTAGTGAATAATAACTATAATGATATTATAAATATTTGTTGCTACATTATTGAAGATGAAGAAAAAATGAGATTACTATACGAAGAATTAAATAAAGATTCATATAAAAATCATAGTTATGTATTTTTAGATGATTTTAGTAAAAATTTACATAAAAAATTTATAGAATATTTAGAAAAAGATTATAGTATGTATTTTGAAAAAAAACAGAAAAAAGATGCATATAAAAAAACATTAACAGAATTTTTAAATGAATTATCTGATAAAGATTATCTTTTACAATTTAATTCTTTTAATGATTTAAAAACAGATTTTGAAAGTGCAAATTTTACTTTTAATTGGTTAATTAATTATAAAGATTTAATTAATAATAATGAAAAAATTTTTTACAAAGACGAACAAGATTCTGTTAAAAATGGTGTTGTATTTACTTTAAAAAATAATAATTTTTGTGATTATTTAATTAATAGAAATGTTAAACCACAACATAAATTAAAAAAAGAAAAAAAAAGAATTACTAAAAAATTAAAAAAAGAGGTATGGTTAAAGGAATTTGGTAATAAAAAAGAAGGTAAATGTCCTTATAAAAATTGTAAAAATTTAATATATTATCATGATTATAGTTGCGGTCATGTAATTTCAGAATATAATGGTGGAGAAACATCTATTAATAATTTAAGACCAATGTGTTACGGATGTAATAATAAATTAGGTAAACGCAATTGGACTTAAAAAATTGATTATTGATATTTATTATATTTTATATTAAAAGAATTTATCATGTTCTTTATTGATTTTTTTGAAAAATTAATTACATGTAATTTAACTAAAAAAGAAAATAATAATATAAATTCATCTTCAAATGAATGTTTTGAAGGTTATTTACCATATTTAAAAGACTGTTGCGATAAAAACAATTGTTGTGGTAATAAAAAATATAAAAAAAGTATTATTACTAATATGCCTGATAATTTAAATAAAGAAAAAATTTTAGATAATATATATCATTCTTCTAAAGAAGAAAAAATAAATAATATAAAAGATGAATTAGAAGAAAAAATGATTTTCAAACAAAAAAAAATTAATAATTATAGAATACCTTGTTAATCTTTAATAATTATTTTAGTATCTTTAAATGTTACACATTTCTTTTTTTCATTTTTTATTTTATAATTAAATTCTAAATCACTTGTTGTACATATATTATTATTTTCTATCATTATTTCAATATCTGCATTTTCATCATAATCATCATTATCTATATGTTTTACATCTTTCATTAATTCTATCAAATGTTCTTCATCTAATATTAAACTACTATCGCCTGTACCACATGGTGCTTGTTGACCTAACATTACATTTGCTGATACACCATTAACATTATCATATTCAGCAAATATACTTGCATTAATTAACATATCTGTAGTTTCCTCAAATGATGATTTGGCTAATGGTCCAATATCACCCCTATTAATACCATGTCTATCAATTGACATTAATTGTCCTTTATAAGTCATTGTATCAATTAATAAAGATAAATGTCTATAATTCATAGAATCTTCACTAGTAACATTTATTAATTCGTGATAAAGTGCTGTTCTAGCGGCTTCAATACCAAGTGTTTCACTTATTTCTCTAATATCATTAGATATTGTTCTAGTTGAATCAATATTTGGATTTGATAATACTTCAATTAAATTTGTACCATCAGTGTCTAATACCCATTCTACAAGATTATCGAAAGAATTTGTATCATTATTATATTTTGTATATTTCTTTTTATTTAATGATACTTTTTTAATACCTTTATAACCTTTTAATAATACTTGGTACACTATATTATGTTCTAATGCTTTAATTGCTGCTATTTGATCATTAAAATCAATATCTTTAATAACATTTGCTTGTAATTTAATTCTAAATATACATTCTTCAGCATTATCATCACTATAAACACATTCAATAAATTTATCATATGTTGTATTTAATTTAGTGTAAATATCAATCATTCTTAAACCATATGATTTCATTTTTTCTTTATTAAATTTCATTCTAATTATCCACGGTGATGTACTATTTAATGAATTTGTGAATGAGAAATCTTTATATATATCTAATAAACCTTGATCATTTTCAATATTAGTTGAATATTGATCTTCATTTTTATCCCAATATATTTCACTATATTCTAATATATCATGTAATTTAGTAATTTCTATAGAATTTTTAATATTAATTGCTTTATTTTTTGCATTTTCTACATTTATATCATCGGAGTCTAATCCATCGTCATTTAAAATTGGATTTTTAACAGTTGCAATATCATTCTTCATATAAATTAATAATGTAGGTGTTTTTGTTTTTTTTGTAGCACTTAAAATTTCTTTTAAACGTGGAACACCACTTGTTGCCTTTACTGCTGCTGCTGTACCTGATACATGAAATGAATCTAATGTCATTTGAGTTCCCATTTCACCAATTGTTTGTGCTGCAACAATACCAACCATTTCACCAGGTTGCGCAATAGCTTCTTTGTAATATTGTATTATTAATGTTATAATATTATCAAAAATTTCTTTTGTAAAATGATATGTCATTATTAATTTTTTAGGAGTCAAATTTAATCTAAGTAAAATTTCGAAAAATTTAGTCCCTTGATCCTTTTTAATATATAATGAATTAATTAATTTATCAATATTATCTAATATATATTTAGGTGTTAAATCTGTTTTAATAGATTTAATACCAATATTAGATATATTTTTGTGTGCATTATTAATAATTCTATCAAATGGTATAGGAAAATTGATCATTTTATTTTTTGTATATTTGAATACATTTTTAATTAAAAATTCTTTATCTTCTAATAATTGATTATAATGTTCAGTACATTTTTTATATGTATCGGCATTTATTTCTTTATTCGCTTTTGTTATTAAATATGATGATAATTTATCTGTTTTTCTTAAGTGATAAATATTTTCCATCAATATAACATCCATATCAATATATGGAATAAATTGGTTTTCTATTTTACATCCATCCATACCATCTTCACCATATATATATTGTATTATAGTTCCACTTGCATTTCTTACTGTATTATCATAATATACTTTTGCATCCTCCATTGCTTTAACTAATCGTCTTTGAATATAACCAGTTTCTGATGTTTTAACAGCGGTATCAATTAGACCTTCTCTGCCACCCATTGCATGAAAGAATACTTCTTGAGGACTTAAACCAGATATAAAACTATTTTCTACAAATCCACGCGCTTCAGGACCATCATCATATTTTGTATAATGAGGCAATGTACGATCTGTAAAACCATATGATATTCTTTTACCATCTACATTTTGCTGTCCTACACATGCAATCATTTGTGCTACATTTGTTTCTTTACCTTTAGAACCAGACTTTACCATATTAATCATTCTATTAGTTTTTTCATCAATTTGACTTAATCCAATTTTACCAACTTGATTTGTAGTTTCATTTAAAATTCCTATTAATTCTCTTTCAATATATTCTTTATTTGAAAATATACTGTTATTTTCAATTAATCCTCTTCTAATATCATCTAATTTAGAATAAGCTTTTTCTTTCATTTCTTTGATTTTTGATTTTAAACTTATTTCTGTTTGAACATCTGTTACTAAATCACTAATACCAACACTAAAACCAGATGTTAATAACCATCTACATATTAATCTTTGTGTATTATCTAAAAATCTTTGTGTTTCAAATGGTCCATAATCATGATATACTACTGGTATTAATCCTGAAGATTTACTATGAAATACACTTTTATCTAATGAACCAGATTCTTCCATATAATTGCTACCATTAATTATAATTTTATCTTCAGCTTTATTTTTTCTTTCAATATTTAAACCAGGTGGTAAAATTTGTGAATATGCTTCTTTTCCCGTATAATTATAATTTTTATCAGGTTTTTTTAAATTTCCTTGAAAATAACTATTAATCATTTGTAAATTCGCCATTGTTTTGTCTTTAATTTCTACATTATTTTTTGTTAATCTGAATGAACCTAATAATGTATCTTGAACTATTTCAATAATAGGTTTCCCATCACGTGGCGCAATTATCATATATGGTACTGCTGCTATATCTTTTAATTCTGACATTGTTTGTATACTTTGAGGACAATGTAAATTCATTTCATCACCATCAAAATCAGCATTATATGGTGGAGTATCTAATACATTTAATCGAAATGTTTGATATGGCATAATTATTACTTTATGACACATCATTGACATTTTGTGTAAAGATGGTTGACGATTAAATAATATATGATCTCCGTCAGATAAATGTCTATGAACTATATCGCCATATTTTAATTCTTTAGCCAATTTATCTAAATTAGCACTTTTTAAATTTATAGTAATAGTTTCTTTATTTTTTTTTATTAATTTTGCTCCCGGCCATTTATCAGGGCCATTTAAAATAAGAGTTTTTAAATGTTCTATATTATATTCATTTACTACTTCTGGAAATGTTATATTAATTGCTATTTTAATTGGTACTCCTAATTCATCAATACTAATATATGGATCAGGTGTAATAACTGATCGAGATGATTGATCTACTCTTTTTCCATTTAAATTACCTCTAATACGTCCTTCTTTTTTTTTCATACGATCTGATACAGATTTTAATTTTCTACCATTTCTTTGTTGTGATGGTGCTAATCCCGGTATCTGATTATCAATAAATGTAAAGACGTGATATTGTAATACCATAGTAATTAATTTAATTGTTTCTTCAGGAGTTCCTTTTGCAATTTTATCATTTATATTATTATTTATTTTAATAATTTCACTTAATTTATGTGTTAAATCATCTTCTCGTCTCTGACCATTTTCTTCTATTATACTTGGTCTTACAGAAGGAGGGGGAACTGGTAAAACACTACATATCATCCATTCTGGGCGATTCCATTCTGGATTAAAACCCATTAATTCCATTTCTTCTTCACTAATTCTTTTAAAAATGCGTAAAACATCTTCTGCTGTAAATTCTTGTGAAATATCTTCTTCTTCTAAAACAGGTACGCCATCTTTTATTTCATCTGTTTTTTTCTTAATTGATTTCCATTCTGCAATAATTTTCATAGAACCTTCTTTTGTGTATTTTGTTGGTTGTTTTGCATTACAACCAATTGAACCATCATCTCCACAATATCTGAATTTTGCATTATTTATAATTTTATTTGTTAATTTGAAAAAAGCGTCCCATCGTTTTTGGTTATTTTTGATTAATAAGATTTTTTTAATATCATTTTTAATCGCTTCATCTGTTGATTTTTGGGATATTAATAATTTAGAACATTTATAACATACACATTTCAATATTTTTTTTGTTATATCAAAAAACATTGCATGAAATACTGGTTTAGCTAATTTAATATGTCCAAAATGTCCTGGACAAAATATATTTTTTTGTTCGCATGTCGAACATATTTTATTATGTTCTAATACTCCCATTCTTGAATCAAATAAACCACCAATTATCGGTTCACTACCCGCATACGTATCTGTTTTTGTTATTTCAACTACAGATCTTTTAATAATCTCATCCGGTCCTAATACACTAAATTGAATTCCTTTAATATCTTGAATATCAATTTTTTGATCACTATATGCTAGTTCTGGATATATAGACATTCTTTTTATAGTTTCTTATATATTGGTTAGTTTTAAATAACTAGGTATGCGTTTAAGCACTTTTTAATAATCATTTTTTTTTTTATATAAAATATTAATTATTTATAGAGTAACAGTATTATGTTAAAAATAAATTCTATCAATAATTGTTTTCATAATATTAATTATTTAATAAATTCAAATTATGTAAATGATAGTGATTTAGTATATAGTGATATAAAAAATATAAATTATTTTAGAGATAATGGTTATTATTATGAAAAATATATCTTTATCAATTTAATTAATGAAAAAAATTTACAAAATATATTTAACACTATTAATTATAATGATGGTAATTTTGTAAAAAAAATAATATATTATAATAAATATTTTATTAGTAATCCAAATAATGATATTTTTTTAAAAGAAGTTAAAATAAATAATACTAAAGATATTAGTATTAACAAAATATGTGATTTAAATTTTTCAAATTTTATTAATGATAAATATACTAAATATTTATTCATAATAGAATTTATAAGAAATTTTTATTATTATATTTCAACTGAAAATTTTGTTAAAAATTATAAAAAAAATTTATATTTTTTTAAAATACCTACTAAATATTATATTACCAATGATAATTATATAACTCATAATAATTTTAACATTGATATTGAATTTAAAGTTTATATTAATAATAATCATTCAACTGTTGAAATAATTAAAAATAAATATATTAATGCTAATTTAATTGAATTGATTAAACCAATTTTAACTTATCATTCTAATTTAATTAATAATGATCCAATTATTAGTTTAACTAAAAAAAGACGTCCTACTAAAAAACAAATTGAAAGATTACAAAATTATTCATATCATTTATCTAAACTATATGATATTTATAGATTTAAAACTATAAATAATATTGTTAATAGTTTTAAACAAGATAATAATTTTGTTATAATCTTTAAAAAAAATTTTTTTAGTATTATTACTAATAATTATAATTCTTTTATTAATTTAAATATTAATACTAAAAAACATAATAAACCAGATATCATATCTCATGAAACTAATTTAAATATCCCCCCTCCTGATAAAATAGTTTATGATGCTCCTGATAATAATATATTAAATGTCGATAATTATATTGATGATATTACGAATGATATTTATAATAGTATATCTGATGATATTTATGATAATTTAACAAATGATTATACATATGATATAATTGACGATACAACTAACGATATATCAGATGATATTACAGATGATATTACAGATAATTTGACAAATGATATATTTAATAAAAATTATATATATATATCTATAATTACTGGTGTTATATTTACTGTTATATTATTGGCCGTTATATTAAATTTTATGACTCCTTCTTATAATAATTTACAACAAATTGGTGGTGGAAAAAAAAATACAATATTTTATATAATTAGTATTATATTTTTATTATTAATAATTTACTGTTTTTTAAAAATTAAAAAAAAAGAAAAATTTATGGATTTAGGATCACTTTTTGCTAATATGGATCAAACTAGTTTTGAAAAAGAAGCAAAAAATATGGATATGCAAATATGGGGCAATTTATTTAATGAATTAAGTGGTGGTGACTCAGGAAATATTTCACAATCGCTATCATCATCGACTCCATCATTATCTGCACCATCATCATCGACTCCATCATCATCGACTCCATCATCATCGGCACCATCATCATCGGCACCATCATCATCGACTCCATCATTATCGGCACCATCATCATCGACTCCATCATCATCGACATCATCATCAACAACACCATTATCATCTGCACCATCAACATCAGAAACGCAACAACAACAAACGCAACAACAACAAACGCAACAACAACAAGCGCAACAACAACAAAAGCAACAACAACAAGCGCAACAACAACAAGCGCAACAACAACAAACGCAACAACAACAAACGCAACAACAACAA